CCAACCTCTACAGTTACTAGAACGGTCACCTCAACAAGTACTCCAACGCCAACACAAACCTCTAATCCGCTACCAGGCCCAACTCCAACGCCAACCTCTACAGTTACTAGAACGGTCACCTCAACAAGTACTCCAACGCCAACAGTTACTCCCAGTGTTAGTTCAATAATTTTTAGAACCAGCAATACAGCTAATTATAATAATTGCGCTAATTGGGATAGTTTAAGTGGAAATGTTACGAGTGTAGGTAGCAACGGTAATCAATCTACTTATGGTACTTATGATATGAATGGTAATGCTTGGGAATGGACAGAAAGATTATGGAATGCTGGCGCCCGCGGAGTTAAAGGTGGTAGTTGGAGTAGTGTAGATAATAGACTATTACGAACATTCGAGGGTATACAACAACCAACAACAACAATTAATCAAATAGGGTTTAGAGTAGCATCTAGTTTATCTAGTCCTATGTTCTCTTATGTTACAATATCAGACATCAACAATAGTAATGATGATTCTGGAATAGGATCAGTATCATATCAATTTACACTTAATAAGTTTTTAATTACAAATAATGAATATGCTGAATTTCTTAATAGCATAGCTTCTACAGATTTATATGGTGTGTATAGTACTAATATGAGTTCAGACAGAGGGGGCATCAACAGATCAGGAACCAATGAAGCATACACCTACTCTGTAAAACCTAATTATGGAAATAAACCAGTAGTTTTTATTAACTGGTACAACGCAGCACGATATTGTAATTGGTTACACAATGGTAGACCTAGTGGTTCCCAAAATAATAGTACTACAGAAAATGGATCCTATCAACTAACTGGTAATACTAATAGCCCAACCAGACAAATTGGCGCTTTATATTTTATCCCTAATGGAGACGAATGGCAAAAAGCAGCCTTTTATAAGGGTGGATCAACTAATGCTGGATATTGGAATTATAGTACCCAAAATAATACTGTACCATCTTGCGTATCTTCTGATAGCGTAGGAAATGGAATTTAATCACTTAATACGGAGTAGTAATAATCATGAATAATTTTGTACTAATAAAAAACATTATTTTAAATAACTTTAATATTAATTTATATACTTTCTCGGATTACTCTGGAGCTACAGTGTCCGAAGAAACCATAGCAAATAATATGATTTCTTTAAACAATCAAGAAACAGCCATAGAATTAGCTCAAGTAGTATCTTCCTTCGAAGGAGTTAAAAAAATAGAAATTTACGACAAAGATAATCACCTCTTGTTAGAAGTTGCAGAATCCCTATAGTTGTAAAAATTGATTATATTTATTTAATGGTGTATACCTAATTAAGGAGATATAATACATGAAAATTAAACCGGGTTATCGCACTTCAGAATTTTGGTTTACAGTTGTCAGCTTTATATTTAGTGGATTATATTTATTAGGTTTAATCGGAGATAATAGTCAAAAAGAAGATCTAATAAGAGATGTGAGTCATGGAGTAGAAAGTGTTATTTTAATTGGCGGTCAATTAATCATTCTTTGGAAATATATTAACAGTAGAAAAGAAATTAAACAAACTTGGTGGGGCACTATTGGTGATCAAAATAATAGCAATAGTAATATTAATACAACAACTAACACAGAAACAAATCTTATAGGTGGCAATAATAATGTTACAACAACTAGAAAATCCAAATCTAAATCAAAAACTACAAGAGCTAGTAAAAAGCAACCAAGAAAATCTAAATAACATTAAAAATGTTGCTTTAGATCAAGCGTGGAAAATTTTACAATTAGCAGTAGCAGAAATTGTACAAACTATACAAGTTAATTATCCAAATTTAGCTGGTAAAGATAAAAAAACTATAGCCATGGAATTTTTATCAACTTTTTATGATAGTGTTTTTATTATAGTTAATGTACCGTTTGTACCTTCATTTTTACAACCTATTATAAGAAAGTACATCAAGATATTATTGATGAGTTTAGTAAGCTCAACTATTGATGCTACTGTGACCATATTCAAAAATACAGGAGTATTTAAATTATCATGAATTACGCAACAGAAAGTTTTAGTGATTTTGCAAGCAGACTGGGTCCCACAGATTTAGCACTCTACGCCGGTGCTGCTTTAGTATTATTTGTTTTATTTAAAGATAGAATGAGTCCAGTACAAAGAGTAGTTAGTGATTTAGTCAATAAGGCCAAGGTTTTGTTGGGTAAATCGAACACAAATACCTTACCAGAAGTAAAACTGCCTCTAGTAACCAACAACAGCCAGTCTTCTGCTCAAGAAGATACTTTTTTTAAACTTGTTGTAAGCTGGAAACAAACAAGAGATTTAGCAGCTCAATTGAAGTGTGATGAAGCTATTAAGGTTGCTGATCAAATGTTTCCATTTTTAAGTCCTAATTCTTGCAAGGAAAAAACACAGCTATGAAACTCAAATATATTTTATTAGTTTGTGGAGCCTTATTGGTACTAGTTGGATTAGTTAAACCAGACTTATCTAAATTAGTACCATCTAACAATCCTACAAATTCTGTTATTATAGAAGCTCCACTAGACTCCAATATAAGAAAAGAAGCAGACGAGCTAGTAGTACTACTAAAATCCTTTGGATCATCTGTTAAAAACGATAGTCTCAAATTAAGAGATCTATATTTAGATTTATCAACTTTAATTTCATTAGACGGAGAAAATCAGGTAGTTAAAAATACAGAAGAAATTCGTCAAGCTAATAGTTTGGCTGGGGTGATGCTAAGATTGGATATCAAAGATAAGTATGTCAACTTGGCTAAAGAAGCTAAAGATGTGATAGTAGCATCTATTGGAGATGATCAGGTTTTATTATCAGCAGAGTTAAGAGCCAAAGCTGTTGATGGTTTTAAAGCATTAGCCTGGGCCTGTAATGAGGGAAGTAAATAATGCCACGTTATTCTCCAGAAGAATTATTAAAATTATACAAGAATGGTTTTGGTGGATGTTTGTGGGAACCCCATATCTTTGAACATTTAATGGAAGTATCTAAATATGCTTATTTCAGTGATGGTAGCAGAAGAATAGCCGGTAGTGGTAAAGGTAAACTAAGCACCCCATATAAAAGTGTTTATAAATTTGATAAAAATCCTTATAATGAAAGACAAACTACCGGTGATTGCGTAAGCCATGCTACAAGAAACGCCATAGATGTAACAAGAGCTGTCGAGATTGATGTGCATAATGATAGAGAGAGTTGGATAGCACGAGGTGCTACTGAAGCTATCTATGGCGCCAGGGGTCATGCTGGTGAAGGCATGAGTTGTGCCAGAGCAGCAGAATTTGTAAGTAAACACGGCGGAGTACTGGTCAGAAAAGAATATAAAGGCATTGTAGATTTAACTAAATATAATGGTAGTCTAGGAGCGGGATGGGGAGGCAGAGGACTACCAGATAAAGTTATCGATCTATCCAATGATCATCAAATTAAAACAGTAAGTTTGGTTCGTACAATAGAAGAAGCAAGAGATGCTCTTGCTAATGGTTATGGTATTAGTGTTTGTAGTATGTATGGATTTAGTAGTACCAGAGATAAGAAAGGATTCGCAAAGCCACAAGGACAATGGGCTCATGCTATGGCATGGATAGCCTGTGATGATACTGGTAAAGAACCAGCCTTTTTAGTACAAAATAGTTGGGGTAAATGGAATAGTGGTGGCCATCCAGAATGGGGGCCTATCCCCGACGGTTCATTTTTAATTACTGCTGATGTTGCTGCCGGAATGTTAAATGGTAACGCCGCTTATGCTTTTAGTAATTTCGACGGTTTTCCTGTTCAAAAACTTCCTTCTTATGGTTTTGAGGATTATTTATGAAACTCTTAGATAGAATAGCTCTAGAAAGAGCATTATCAATGGTTTTATCTTTTATACTAACATTAATTAAAATATTTGTTCCTCATAAAACAGGAACAGATATTGATATAGTTAAGCCTGATCGTAAATGGAAACCTAGGTGGAGAAAAAAATGAACAAATTATTAGCATTTTCTTTAATATGTTCTATTGGTTTGTTTAGCTTTAATTCTTATCAGGGTTCCACTTTAGCTTCCGTTGTTTTGAGTGGAGCTATTATTAAAGCAACTCATTCAGAAAGTATAAAAAAATATCCACGTAAAAACTGTCCAGTATGCAAAGGAAAAGGTTGGTATATTAGCGGAGACAATATTAAAAAAGTAGATTGTGGATATTGTGAACCAGAAACACAATCAGTAATTCTGCATAGGTAATAATATGGATAATGAAAAATTAAAAGCTTTAGCTCAAAAGATATTATCGCTAGTACCAAATGCTCCAGAAACTTTTGGTAGTGTTATAGCAATATTAATGATAATAAGTATTATTATTACTTTGGTAAGAGTCATACAAGAATGTCGTCAAAGTAAATTAAAATTATTTAAAAATAAAAATGATAAATATTCTTTTATGATGACAGAAATTAAAAGCTCTAGTATACAAAAAAGTTGGTTTACAAAACGAACTATTAAAAAACTTTTGAAAAAAGAACTAACAACAGAAGAATATGAAAAATACGGTGTGTCACTTATGAATGCTATTTTAGAGTGTGGTTCCAATCTTTCGACAGCAGAAACAATAACTTTAATGGAGGCAGCTCATGTTTAATATTTTAATATGGTGCGTATATGGTCTATTTGTTGGATCAATAGCTAAAAGTCTTGTTCCTGGCGAAGAAAATTTCGGCTTCATTAAAACTGTGGCTCTGGGAGTAGCAGGATCTTATATGGGTGGCGCTATAATGTATATGCTTGGTCAATATAATGCAGTATCCCCTGCTGGCGTAGTGGTTGGAGTAGTCGGCGCTATACTATCGCTAGTTCTTTATAATAAACTCACAAAAAACGTTTCTTGACCCAGCTTCTGGTCATGATATTATAATCTTAAAGAAGTCAATACTATGTTGTTTTGGCTTCTTTATTCTTTATATGAAACGTGAATATGTCTAGACCTTCATGGACCGACTATTTTTTAGGATTAGCTAAAGTAGTCGCTCAACGTAGTCATGACGTACACACCAAGCACGGTTGTGTAATTACGGATAAAAATCATAGAATTTTAGGTGTCGGATACAATGGTTTTCCAAAAGGACTAGACGATAGTAAACTACCATTAACTAGACCAGAAAAATATTTTTGGATGGTACATTCAGAAATTAACAGTTTAGCTAATTGTGTGGTTAGACCAGATAATGGCACAGCGTATGTAACCGGACAATGCTGTAATAATTGTATTATTTCTTTGTGGCAAGAAGGAATAGATACTGTTTATATGATCGATGATCACGGAACAAAACTATTCGATGATGAAGCTAAAAAAAGATTTGATACTTTTGTAGAAATGAGCGGTATAAAAATTCACTATATAACACCAAATCTTGATTGGCTGAGACAGCTCCATGGTGTAATATGATGCATATACTTTTTTGTATATTTGCAATAATATATTATCTACAATTATGGCTAGTAGAGAACTTTAATCCGATTGGAAAAGAATTTACTAATCTGGTTATATTAGGTTTGTTAGCTATCTTACTAAAGAAAGACAAATAACTATGATTTTTGATGAACAAATCAGCCGTAAGCCAGATAATTATCCTTGGACCCAAGAGTTTATATCTGCTATGCATAATGGTTTCTGGACAGATAAAGAGTTTAATTTTAGTAGCGATACTCAAGACTTCAAAGTAAATCTTACTGAGCAAGAACGTCAAATTGTTACAAGAGCGTTGTCTACAATAGGTCAATTAGAAATTAGTGTTAAAAAGTTTTGGGCTAAACTAGGAGATAATCTTCCTCATCCAAGTATTAACGATATGGGTTACGTCATGGCTAATGTTGAAGTAATTCATGGAGATGCTTATGAACGATTACTAGAAGTTCTAGGAATAGACGATGCTTTTGACGACATACTAAAACTAGAAATCATAAAAGGCAGAGTCAATTATCTAAGAAAACATTTGCACAAATTTCATGACAATAATAAAAAACAATTTATATACTCACTAATACTGTTCACTTTATTTGTAGAAAACATTGCTTTATTTTCTCAATTTTATACTATTAGTTTTTTTGGTAGATATAAGAATACTTTGAAAGACACAAATAAGCAAGTAGAATATACTTCTCGTGAAGAAAATTTACATGCCATGATAGGTATCAAACTTATTAATACTATTAAAGAGGAACACCCAGAACTATTTGATGAAGATTTACAAAAAAAGATCCAACACGAAGCCAACGACGCTGTTAAATATGAATGTCAAATTATAGAATGGATAGTAAATGGTTATGGTCATGAAAAACTTAATAGTAACTTATTAAAAGAATTTATTAAGAACAGAATGAATGAATCTCTTAAACAAATAGGTTATGATCCTATTTTTGAAGTAAATGAAGAAGAAATAGCCAAAACCTCATGGTTTGATGAGCAAGTCTTAGGAAATAACATGACAGATTTCTTCCACAGCAGACCTGTTGAATATGCTAAATGTTCTCAGAGTTTTGATGCAGAAGATTTATTTTAATTACACTCTTAGATTACAATGAATAAAAAATATTACTGGTTAAATTCTCATAGTCGCATTTTCTTGGAGAGAGGATACCTTAAAGAAGGAATTACTCCAGAAGCTAGAATTAGACAAATAGCTGAAACAGCTCAAACTATTTTGCATATAGATGGGTTTGCTGATAAGTTTGAAGACTATATGAGTAAAGGCTTTTACTCATTAGCCACCCCAGTATGGACAAATTTTGGAAACGACAGAGGTTTGCCAGTATCTTGTTTTAACTCTTATATTCCTGATACTATGGATGGTATTTTAAATAAAGTGGCAGAAGTCGGGATGATGAGCAAATTGGGTGGTGGTACAAGTGGATATTTTGGCGATCTAAGACCACGAGGAGCCAAAATCAGCGTAGGTGGAGAAAGTAGCGGTCCAGTTCATTTTATGGAATTATTTGATAAAGTTGCAGAAGTTGTTTCTCAGGGTTCAGCAAGAAGAGGTTCTTTTGCCGCATATATTCCTGTTGAACATCCAGATGTAGAAGAGTTTCTACAAATACGTTCAGAAGGTCATAATATTCAAAACATGAGTATTGGGGTAACTATTTCTGATGATTGGATGAAACATATGATATCCGGGGATAAAGAAAAAAGAAAAATTTGGGCAAAAATTATTCAAAAAAGATTTCAAACAGGATATCCGTACTTAATGTTTGCAGATAATGTGAATAACAATGCTCCTCAAGTATACAAAGATAAAAGATTAAAAATTAAAAGTAGCAATCTATGCTCAGAAATAGAATTATTTTCTGATGAAAGTAACAGCTTTGTTTGTGTACTATCCAGTCTTAATCTACTTCACTGGGATGAGATTAAAGATACAGACGCTGTAGAAACCTTAATCTATTTTCTAGATGCTGTTAATGAAGAATTTATTCGTAAAACAGCAAATAGTAAATTTATGGAATCAGCACATAATTTTGCTAAAAATCAAAGAGCATTAGGTATGGGTGTTTTAGGTTGGCACTCATTATTGCAATCTAAGATGGTATCTTTTGAATCGATGGCTGCTAAGAATCTAAATATAGAAATATGGAAAACAATCAAAAATAAAGCAGATAAAGCTTCTATTGAGTTAGCTGGATTATTTGGCGAACCAGACTTATTAAAAGGCTACGGTCGTAGAAATGTTACAACATTAGCTGTTGCTCCTACAACAAGTAGTAGTTTTATATTGGGTCAAGTAAGTCCTAGTATAGAGCCATTAAATAGTAATTATTTTGTTAAAAAATTAGCAAAAGGTAGTTTTACATATAAAAATCCATACCTTAAAAAATTATTAAAAGATAAAAATCAAGATAAAGAAGAAATATGGAAAGATATTCTAGTTAGAGGAGGAAGTGTACAGCATCTAAGCTTTTTAAGCAAAGAAGAAAAAGATATATTTAAAACCTTCGGAGAGATTAGTCAAAAAGAAATAGTCATCCAAAACATTCAAAGACAAAAATATATAGACCAAGCTGTTTCATTAAATCTTATGATTCCTCCCAATTGTCCAGCTAAAGAGGTAAGTGAATTACTAATATTTGGGTGGGAAAATGGAATCAAAACATTCTATTATCAAAGATCTAGTAATCCGGCTCAAGAATTAGCAAGAAGTATTTTAACCTGTTCATCATGTGAGGCATAAATGATTAAAATTCAAAAGATACACGAACTAGCTATAACTCCAAAAAGAAACAACTCTACTGACGCTGGAGCAGACCTGTATGCTGTTGAAGAAACAACGATCCCTCCATTATCTCGCAAATTAATTGGTACAGGAATTCGTATACAAGTTCCCGAAGGTTTTTATGCAAGAATTGCTCCTAGGTCTGGACTAGCGGTAAAAAATGGAATCGATGTTTTAGCGGGAGTTTGCGATAGTTCATATCGTGGTGAAATTAAAGTAGTTTTACATAATACAGATCCAGAAAAAGATTTTGAAGTAACATATGGAGACAAAATTGCTCAATTGATAATTGAACAGCATTTTAATTTTCCTTTTGAGGAAGTTGATGAATTGTCCACAACTGTAAGAGGAAATAAAGGATTTGGATCTAGTGATAATTCTTAATATGGTGTATATAGTAGAGCATACATAATACCACTATAAGGATTATGCATTGAGAAAAAAGAAAAAAAATAAAGTTATTGATTTAACTACTAATTCTTTGGATAAAACCAACGAACAGTCTTCTTTGTCGTGCAAAAATAAATTAAAACCTAGGACTCATAATCAAAGCGAATACATACGTACTATTGTAGAAAATACGATTACTTTTTGTCAAGGAAAAGCTGGATCTGGAAAAACTCATATTGCTGTTGGTTTAGGATTAGAATATTTGCTTGAAAATAAAGTAAAAAAAATTATTATAACACGACCGGTGGTTGAAGCTGGTGAAAAAATAGGATATTTACCAGGAGATGCTAATACCAAATTATTTCCATATTTACTTCCTATAGAAGATGAAATAAACTATTTTATAGGGCCGGCATATAATGCATCATTAAAACTTAATAATAAAATAGAAGTTGTTCCTCTTGGTTTTATGAGAGGTCGTAATTTCCATGAAAGTTTTATTATAGCAGATGAGTGTCAGAATGCGTCTTATGAGCAAATTAAAATGTTACTTACTAGAATAGGACGCAATAGCAAAATGGTATTGACAGGCGACATAAATCAATCAGATCTATCAAGGCACCTACAAGGCGGCTTTTATACGTTATCAAATTTATTAAATGGTATTGATGGAGTAGGAATAGCAAAACTGGAAGATGTGGATATAGTTCGAAATCCAATTATTGCTAAAATTTTAGGGAAAATTGAATCTTATGAAGATGCTAGCGGACAATCATAAGCTTTGTTTATTATTAAATTGTGATTATACTCCATTATCTATTATTACATGGAAAAAAGCTCTGGTTTGGAGTTTTAAGTATGAAGATAATCCAAAATATGGCATAGAGATTATCGATTTTTATAAGAATGATTTTATCATAGGAATAAATAAAAAACACCCTGTTCCAGCAATAGCAAAAACTAAAAGATTTTTTAAGATCAATAAACAACACGTTTTATTTTCTAGGAAAAATATTTTTTTACGAGATAATTTTACGTGTCAATACTGCAATAAAAGATTTAATAATAATGAATTAACATATGATCATGTTATACCAAAATCAAAATGGGACTACAATAAAGGTTCACCTACCTCTTGGACAAATATAGTAACAGCATGTATAGGATGTAATAGAAAGAAAGGAAATAAAACACCAAAACAGGCCAATATGAATTTACATAGTTTCCCAATTGAGCCAAATAAAAATATTAAATACTTGCCAGTAACCCACCTTCTGTATAAAATAAGAGATAGTATACCGGATGAATGGATTTCATACCTACCAGATTCTTACTTAATATAATGCCTACATATTCATATTATTGCGATAAATGTAATAAAGATTTCGAATTATTTTTTTATATTAAAGACTATAAATCTCAACCAAAATGCGAATATTGTCTCAGTTCAAAAGAAACTTATAGGTTATATACTAGAGATATCCTTAGCCAAGCAGCGTCTGTTAAAAAATCAGATAATGAACTTAAAACTATTGGAGATTTAGCAAATCGTAATAGAGATAAAATGAGTGAGGATGAAAAAAATTATATGTATCAAAAACATAATGATTATAAAGAAAATAAGGTGGATAAACCGCTGCCAAAAGGAATGACTAGAATGTCAAAAGGAAAAAAAATTAAATGGACCTAACAGATGAAGAAAAACTAATTCTACAAAAACAAATAGAAGAATTAGCAAGCCTATCAAAAGAAGATATAGATAAAATTTGGGAATCCAAAAAAGCTTTAGACAATTCACCAGAAGAAAAAATAAAAAAATTAATGGATTGTCCTCATGAAATAGTTTTTACAATAGATGCACATGTATTAATGCAGAATGAAAAAGGCGAAACAACAGGCACAAGAGAAATCTCTACTAGAAATTACCACATTCCTGTTCCAATAGATAAAGACTATAATAGTTATATGAAAATTTTTTTTGAGTATCTAGAAAAAAAAATAATCGATACTATACACGATACAAATAAAGACGCAAAAGATAAAGAGGAAATTAAATGAATCAATCTTTTATTTATAATCAATCGCATACTAAAAAATCAATACAAGAAAATTGTTACTATTGTCAAATAGGATTTCAAGACTTCATAGATAAAGAAAATAACCCTAGAATTAAAGAAGAAAATAATAATAAAGTTATAGCAAAAATTAAATTTAAAGATAATAATCAACCAAAGTATCTAATTAGACTAGATAATAATAAAAAACTATTTAACCCAAATCTTCAAAATGAAGCTAAGGGCAAAAACAAACCAATAGATTTATTTATTCCAAACAGTGATTCATTTAAAGAAGTGTCTAAAAAAGTTTTTGATTTTTATCTTAATTTTTTAAGAACATCAAATAACTTATGGATTAATCATGCAGAAAGAGAGGATTTTTAATATGTCAAGATTAAGCAAAGCAAATATATATGCTATTAATTGGTTGTATCAGGAAGGGAAAAATGAGGATTTTATAGCTGGTGAACTTAACCTGAATATAGAACAGGTTAAGAGCGCTATAGAGAAAGCACATATAAACAATAAGAACACAGTTAAAACTGGATCCGAACCAGTATCTCAGCCGCCAAACCTTATGATAAATAAAACGGCTGGCAAAGGCAACTCTGGGGTCTCAGTTATGACAAAAGAGGCTTCAGAAAAACATGATGCTATGCGAAGTAGAACCTCGTCTAAGCCAAATAGAGAAGACGTAATTTTTAGGCCAAGAAAGAATGATAACTAAAAAATATTTATCCAAATACTCTAATGGAAAAACTGTATCAGCAGCACAATATATTACAGAAATTATTTGTGAACATAAAGCAATAAGAGATAAAAAAGATTTACATTACAGATTTTGGACAACTCCTTATTGGAGTAAATTCTATAAGGATCAGATAGCGTCATCCATTAAGCTGCTGAAATCGTACGACGCTGAGGATATTATTGGAGCTTTGAGGGATGCTAGGGGTCAAAAAATTTATTCTTTGCGAGCACCCTTTTTGAAACCTATTATAGAAGAAATCTCAGAAGCTAACAAAAAAAAGAATAAAACACTCTCAAAAGAGTTTGATCGAACAGAAAAAACAGATTTTCGTAAACATATTCCGTCTAATAATATTATATCTAAACTAAAGGATCTAGAATGACGAAGCTTAAAGACGACGTTATCAAACAATTTGGTGACGAAATTATTTTATCTGGTAATGCTTTAATAGATAAAAAGGTTTTAACAATTCCTGTTAGTCCAGCTTTAGACATAGCTTTGGGTGGTGGAATACCAGAAGGAAGTTTTGTAATTTTTACCGGTCAACCCAAGGCGGGCAAAACTTGTACCTCTCTAGACTTTGCTGCGACAGCTCAAGATAAACAATATGCTCATGGATCTTTTAAAGATGGTCGTCATGTGTACTATCTAAACATAGAAGGTAGATTGAAAAAACGAGATATTGAAGGCATACCTCATCTTGATCTTGAGAGATTTCATATTATAGGAAGTCAAGAAGGTAAAATTTTACATGCAGAAGAATATCTACAAATAGCAGAAAGAATTATCAATCAGGAGCCAGGATCGGTTGTTATCATAGACTCATATTCTGCACTATGTACAGAAGCAGAAATTACAAGTGAGATGGATAAAATGCAAAGAGCAGATGGAGCTAAATTATTAGCTAAATTCTGTAGAAAAGTAGCAAACGTTATTCCTGTAAATAAAAATATAGTTATTGGAATTACTCACTTAATGGGTAATCCAACAGGATACGGAGCAGAATTTAAAGAAAAAAGTGGTCAAGCTATAGCATATCAAACAGATGTAAAATTAAGAGTTAAAAAATTTAGTCCATGGCTACAAGGATCAGATAATATTCAAATTGGTCAAGAAGTTGAATGGCAAGTTATGTGTTCAGCACTAGGGCCACCAGGAGCCACTACTACCTCATACATCAGATACGGCCAAGGTATTGATAAATATACAGAAATTATTAATCTTGCTTCAGATTTTGGAGTAATAGCAAAGGGTGGAGCGTGGTACACTATTAATGTATTAGACGACAAGCCTAAATTTCAAGGAACAGAAAAAGTTAGAGCATATCTAATGGAAAATAAAGAGGCTTATGCAAAAATAGTAAAAGAAGTTAAAGGAATATTGGGAGTAAAATGAAAGTTGTAGACCTTGATGGAAACTACAGCGATTGGAATCTAAAAGGCTATATCGCCAAAGGTAAATTACAAAACAAGTCCTCTTTACATATACAAGCTAGAGACTTACTATTGGAATTATTTCCTACTCTACAAATTTTAGAAGAAGTTCCCATTAACCCCAGAAAATCCGAAACCTTATATTTAGATTTTTATCTTCCATTAATAAAAACATGCATAGAAACACATGGCGAACAGCATTTTAAATTTGTATCATTTTATCATAATAACATTATGAACTTTATTAAAAGTAAAAAAAGAGATGCTGATAAAAAAGAATGGTGTGAAATTAATAATATTAAATATATAGATCTGTCTTATAATACATCAATAGATCAGTGGAAAGAAAAGATAATACAATGAATAAATCAGCAAAAGAAGAATTACAACATTGGGATAAAATTCTAGATGAATATGAAACATCATTGGCTATTCCTTTGTATAAATCTGATGTAGGTATTGCATCTGATGAAATTAATCAATATTTAACTATGAATAGAGATATTATTGAAAAATTAAATCCGGAAGATTGTGCTCAAATATCATATAGATTAATGCAATTTGCTTTTCATATACAAAGAAACCTTAATAGAGAAATAGCAAGATATAATTGGGCAGAAGAGTCAATCAAAGAGGTTATTGCTGACGATATTAATAATTATAAAGGATATGGCTATATAGAGAAGTCTATACAAGCAATTAAACATAACGATAAAGCTAATAATATTAATCAAATTAAAAAATATGCTAAACAAAGAATGGATAGATTATCATATTTAGCAAATAATATAAAAAATCTCTCTGATGTTGTTTTAGCCATTCAAAAAACAAAGGTGAAACATGTCTCTTAATAATGACGATATTAGACAGTTAATAACTATACTACAGAGAGGACTTACGGATGCAAACCATCCCGAAAATGTAGAATTAGCAGATACAGAAACACCAAAAACAAAAAAAAGAAAAGGGGCGAATCCACAAAAAAAGAAGAGTTCCAAGGACGGAGTCTCTTCATATAATAAATTCGATGCCATGCCAGAGCATAATATGCATAAAGATGATTCAAAAATAGATCAGCTTTTAATTAAATATCCCCCCACTCAAAGATCAAGAGACTTTGAATATATAAATGTTATTTGTAGAGTTTGTGGCAGAAAAGAGTCGGTTAATCCTGTATTGGTTCATGAAGCGCCAAATAGATATAAATGCAATAAATGTGCTAAGGTTCCAGGCTAATTATGATTTTATGTGATCCATCAGCTGAAAGAGCTGTTCTAAGTTGTATTTTGCAATATGGAGATACAGCTTATCTAGAAGTTAATGATTTAATTAATAATGATACTTTTACTATAGATAGTAATCAAATCATTTTTAATTGTATAAAACATATCTTTGATAAAGAAGATACCAAATTAATAGACATAGCATCCATATACTCTGCTGCTCAAGAACTGGGTGTTGGTCATATTTTACAAAAAAAAGAAGAAGCCCAGCATCTTAAGGCTATTAAAGATTTTCCGGCAGACATAAACAATATTAAAAAATTTGCTATTAAAATAAAAAAACTACAAATAGCAAGATCTCTCCATAAAGAATTAGAGAATGCTCAAGAAAAATTACTAGATGTTACCGGATCTGAGCCTATATCTTCTATTTTAGGTATTGCTGAAGAGAGTTTATTCGATTTTGGAGCTAATCTTAGTAGCGATAATGAACCAACTGTGCTTGGTAAAGATGCAGAATCCTATGTTCAATACTTAATAGATAATCCTATTCAGCAAATGGGAATTTCTAGTGGGTATCCAATATACGATCAATCTATAGGAGGAGGCTTCAGAAAAGGAACAATCAACGTAATAGCCGCTAGGCCAAAAGTTGGTAAAAGTTTGTGGTGCGACAATGTTAGTTTGCATGTGGCTGGTAAATTAGGAATACCTGTTCTAAATATGGATACAGAAATGAATAGCAAAGATCATATACATAGATTATTAGCTATGATGACGGAAATAGAAATTAATAAAATCGAAACAGGAAAATTTGCAGAGTCCCCCAACCAGCATGAAAAAATTAAAGAAGCTAGTAAAAATCTTAATAAAATGCCAATTTATTATAAGTCTATAGCCGGCAAAGCTTTTGATGAGCAATTGAGCCTAATGAAAAGATGGATACATAAAAGCGTTGGAACAAACTCAGACGGAACAGCGAAAGATTGTTTAATAATCTATGATTATCTCAAACTAATGGATAGTAATGGGATTTCTCAAGATATGAAAGAATATCAAGTATTAGGGTTTATGATGACAGCACTTCACAACTTTGCTGTAAAATACCAATTACCAATACTATCTTTTATACAGCTTAATAGGGATGGTATAAGTAAAGAAAGCACAGATACTGCTAGCGGATCTGATCGTATTATATGGCTATGTAGCAATTTTAGTATTTTCAAAAGAAAAAGTGATGAAGAAATAGCAGAAGATGCTGGAGAATCTGGCAATAGAAAATTAATTCCTCTTATTAGTCGTCATGGAGCAGGATTGGATGATAATGATTATATTAATTTTCATATGAAAGGTTGGTGTGCGAAAATTACTGAGGGTCAAACTAAGTTGGAAATATCTCACAAAAGTTCTAAACGTAAAGATGGATTTATAATTGATGACAACAATGATGAAGCAAACCAAATCTCGTTCTCATAATCAAAATAAGCTTAAAATTTTATCAGATAGATTATGTGATAAAATAGATGAATTATTATCTTTTTTTGATATAGAATACAAAAGAGCCGGAAAACTTATAACTATGAGTTGTCCGATACATGGTGGAGATAATTCCTCTGCGTTTAATTTATATCCAGAAGGAGATAAGTATAGAGGTAATTGGAAATGTAGATCGCATGGATGTGAAGAGATATTTAAATCTTCTATTCTAGGATTTATTAGAGGGGTACTGTCTCACCAAGATTTTGGTTGGAAACAAAACGGAGATAAATCATATTCATTTGATGAGACTATAAAATTTGCTGAAAAATTTCTAAATCAAAGACTATCAGATATTAAAGTAGATAAAAAGCATATAGAAAAAAATAACTTCGCCAATACTATAGAGACTATAACAACCAATAACACAGTCAAAGATAAATCCCTTAAAGGTATTTTAAGATCATCAGTGAGAAATTTATTAAAAATACCATCACAATATTTTTTAGATAGAGGATTCTCTTCTGAAATTTTAGATAAATATGATGTAGGGGATTGTTTAATTTCCAATAAAGAAATGTCAGGCAGGGCAGTGGTTCCTGTTTATGACTACGGATATAAATATATGATTGGCTGCTCAGGCAGAAGTTTATGTAATAAATGTAACGAGTGCGATCATTATCATGATGGAGAATGTCCAAATAAAGAAGATTTATATAAATATAGTAAATGGAAACATAGCTTTAATTTTAAATCACAAGACAATCTATACAATTTCTGGTTTGCTAAAGAATTTATTAAAACCAGTCACTCTGTTATTCTTGTAGAGAGTCCAGGAAATGTTTGGAAATTAGAAGAAGCAGGAATTCATAATTCTGTAGCTCTTTTTGGAACAAATTTATCTAATAATCAAAAAATGCTTCTAGACACTAGTGGAGCTATGACTATTATTGTAGCAATGGACAACGATGAAGCTGGACTTAAAGCATCCGAAACTATTGCTAGTAAATGTCAAAAAATTTATAATATATATAAATTAAAAATTTCTACCAATGATATTGGAGAAATGAATATAGATCAAATTAAGAATGAAATAGTTCCTCAATTAGAAAAAATACTATGAATATTTTAGCATTTTCTGGAAGAAAACAATCAGGCAAGAGCACATCTGCTGAATATGTAGAATCTTTATACAAAGATAATTTTCCAGAATTAAATTGTAAAATTTATAATTTTGCCGATCCTCTTAAAAAAGATATTTGTATGAATATTTTGGGTATGACATATGATCAATGTTATGGGTCCGATATGGATAAAAATACATTAACAGACTTATCTTGGAATGGTGAGAAATTAACGGCAAGAAGAGCTATGGAAGTAATTGGCACAGATATTTTTAGACAATTATTTAATGATGTTTGGGTAAGAGCAACAATCTTTAAAATACAAAAAGAAAAGCCAGATCTAGCAATTATACCAGATTGTAGATTCCCAAATGAAGTAGATACTTTACTTCAACATGGTGCTAATATTATTAGACTAACATTAGACCCATTTCATTCATTATCAAATAGTGAGAGTGCATTAGATGCAGATAAATATAATTGGAATCAATTTAGTTTGGTTATAGACAATAAAGATCAAAATATAGAAATTAAAAATAAACAAATTTTAGATTTTTTACAATATAAAGGACTACTACCATAATTACTACATATTTCAGAAGCTCTTCGTACAATACTCATTCTCTTTGTGAACAGCAATATTTTATCGAGTATGTTTTAGGCTGGAGAGGTCCAAGCGGCCTTAAAGCAGACAAAGGGACAACTGTTCATAAAATTTTAGAAATACTTGCAGTAATCAAAAAAGCTCAACAGGACAATATAGATTTTATCCAAGATGATGTAGTAGGTAAAATTAGTTGTTCATCATATAGTTTAGATTCTATTATTAAAAAAGTATACGACTACTACTCAACAGCTAATAGTCACCATAATTGGACTAATAAAGACTACAAAGATTGTCATAGTTGGGTCTATAAAGCTATAGAATTTAATAATGGTATGTTTGATCCGAGAAACAGACAAATAATTTCTCCTGAGCAGCATTTTGATTTTACAATAGATAAGAAGTGGGCCCAATACAACTTCAAAACTCCGTCTGGAGAAATATCTGGTAATTTGGCCTTAAAAGGAACAATAGACTTAATCACACTGGCAAATAATAAAACTATTGAAATCATAGACTGGAAAACTGGAAGAAGATTGGACTGGGCTACTGGAGAAGAAAAAACAATAGAAAAATTAGAAAAAGATCCTCAATTAAAAATTTATCATTATGCTATTAGTAAATTATATCCTGAAATAGAACATATTATTTTTTCTATATATTTTGTAAATGACGGTGGCCCATTTTCTATTTGTTTTGATAAAAAAGATTTAGCAAGCACGGAGGATATGTTACGACAAAAATTTGAGCTTATAAAAAATGTTAAAAAGCCTAAACTAAATAAATGTTGGATGTGTACCAAATTGTGTCATTTTGGTAAAACTACTTTTGAAAATACAAATATAGACCCAATTATTGAATATAGAGATAATCAAATTACTCCATTTGGTAAACATATGACAAAATGTGAACAAATTCGTCACGAAATAGAGTTGCATGGTATGGATCATGTGGTACAAAACTATAGCGCACCAAATCACTCTGTCGGGTTTTATAAATCACCTGGCTCAACACACTAAAGGTTTAAAAAATGACAACAGGAGGCAAATACACGCCCCTACATGTACACTCCCACTTCTCGTTGCTAGATGGCTTAAGTAAGCCAGCACAAATAGCTGCTAGATGTGCAAAAATAGGAGCAACTTCTTGTGCTCTAACTGATCACGGCTCTATTAGCGGTGCTGTGCAATTTTATTCTCATATGAAAAAAGCAGGAATTAAACCAATATTAGGCTGTGAAATATATGTATGTGATCAAAACTCAACACTAAAAACTAAAGAAAATAGTCAACTGTCTCATTTTTTACTACTTGCTAAAAACTATAATGGATGGAAAACTTTAATAAAAATAATATCTGCTAGCAATAATCCTGATAGGTTCTATCATAAGCCAAGATTGGATTTTGATACTTTATCAACTCTTTTAGATGGTAATATTATTGGTTTCTGTGGCCATTTAGGTTCATCACTGTCTAATCTACTACATAAAGCTGATAGTCCTATTCATTTAGGCTGCGAATTTGTTAGTAAAATGAAAGGTATGTTTGGAAATGATAATTTCTTTTTAGAATCTCAATTAATAGACCAAGAACACAATGCTGATCAAATTGCTTTAACAAACTTAATTAGAACTATAGGTCAAAAAACACAAACAAAATTAATAGCAACCCCAGATGCTCATTATTGTGAAAGCGAAGATGCTGTTGATCAAAGAGTATTAATATGTAATAATTTAAAATTAACATTACCAGAAGTTAATAGAAAAATATTAAATGACGAATCAGCACCCATGGGATGCTTTTTTAAATCAGATAAGTATCATATTCCTTCTTTTCAAGAAATGCTAGATATTCATACAGAAGAAGAATTAGAAAATACCAATTTTGTAGATAGCTTATGCGAAAATTATGATATTACTAGCAGACCAGTTCTTCCAACTTTTGATTGTCCGGAAGGATATGATCCTGATCAATATCTAAGACAATTATGTAGAAATGGCTGGAGAGATAAAATTCAAAATAAAGTATCTAAAGAAGATGAAAATATTTATGTAGATAGAATAAAACATGAACTAGAAGTTCTTCAGGGTGCTGGTTTAAGTAGTTATTTTTTAATAGTTCAGGATATTGTTGATTATGTAAAGAAAAATAATTGGTTGGCTGGAGTTGGTCGAGGAAGTGCGGCCGGTTGTTTAGTTTCATATCTTATAGGAATAACTGGAGTAAATCCTATTCCTTATCATCTAATTTTTGAAAGATTTTACAATATTGGTAGATCCTCCAAAGACAGAGTATCTCTACCAGATATAGATATAGACGTTCCTATTAATAAAAGAGATTATGTTATTGATTATATCAAAAATAAATATGGAACTAAAAAAGTAGCACAAATGTTAACTTTTAATACAATGAAAGGAAGAGGGGCTTTAAAAGAAGTTTTAAGAGTGTATGGCAATATTAGTTTTGAAGAGATGAATAAAATAACCAAAAATATACCTGACGAAGCTAAAATTGCAGACGAGCTTCAAGAAATGAAAGAAGAAACAGGCGAATCTAGTATTATTAGATGGGCTCTAGAAAATAGTTCAGATAAGCTAAAAGAGTGGTGTTCTTTAAAAGAAGATGAGACACTAGAAGGTCCGCTTGCAAAAAGATTCGAACAAGCTATAAGATTAGAAGGCACCAAGTCTAATCAATCAAAACATGCTGCTGGTGTAGTAATATCTAGAGATAATCTAGAAGATATTTGTCCTATGATATATGATAATAAAAATCAACAAATGATCGCAGGCATGGAAATGAATGACTTAGAAGCTTTGGGAGTTATTAAATTTGATATACTAGGATTAGCATTTCTAGATAAAGCTATGCATATTTCAGATATACTATATAATCAAGGAGTAGAATTATGAATAAAGTATTTTCAGAACTAGCGGTAGGAGATAGATTCACATTGAATGGTCAAGAGTTTATTAAAATCAACGACGTTAGAGTAAGTTGTTGCAAAACAGTAAATGCCTGCTCGGCTAATGATAGTAATAATACCATTTACGTTCAACCATCATCGGAAGTAGGAATAAATGCCTAATCTACAAAAAATTTGTGTTTTTGATATGGAAACAGACGGGTCCGATCCAGAATCATGCAGTCCCGTTCAAATTGCTGCTATTATGGTAGACCCTCTAAAATTAGAAGTTATACCAGATTCAGAATTTAATATTAATTTAAAACCAGAAAAATTAATAGATAATGAAAGCTATGCTTATGGGGACAGTGATGTTTTAGATTTTCATTCAAAAGTTAGAGGATGTTCTAAAGAAGATATTCTTTCTTCTTGGAAAAATTATCCAGATCAAAAAAATGGGTGGGAAAGATTTGTATCCTACTTAGATATGTATCATACCAGAAATACCAAAAAGAGTTTTTTTAGTGCTCCAATAGCATCTGGATATAATATTAATCGCTTTGATATGAAGATAGTCAATAGGTTAAGTAAAAAATATGGCAACTTAAATAAAGAAGGGTCATCATCATTATTCTATCCTAGAGACATATTAGATATAATGAATGTTATCTTTTATTGGTTTGAGGGAAACAATGAACTTAAAAACTATACTCTAGATAATTTAAGAGATTATTTAGGCATTAATAAAGACGGTTCTCATGATGCTTTAAAAGATGTAAAAGACACAGCAGAAATAGCTGTTAGATTTTTAAGATTGCACAGAAATTTAAGTCAAAAAATTAAATTTAAAGGATCTTTTGTTAACTCATAATGACTAAATTACAGTTTGATTGTGGTTGTTCTTTTTCTTGTGTTGAAGACAATAGAATTATATTTTCTCCTAAAATAGAGAATATTAATTTAAATTGTAAAAAAACATGGAATCTAATTTCAGATGGAAATACTAAGGGAGTATTTCAGCTAGAAAGTCGTTTGGGTCAAAGTATTGCCAAAAAACTTAAACCAGAAAATATGGAGCAGTTGTCTGCTTTGATTTCTATTTTAAGGCCAGGATCATTAGAAGCTATTAGAGACGGTAAAAGCGTTACAAATCACTATATAGATAGAAAAAATCATAATGAAAGTATAGATTATTTTCATCCATCTTTAGAGCCTATCCTGAGTGGAACTCTTGGCGAATTAATTTACCAAGAACAAGCTATACAAATAGCAAAAGATATTGCTGGTTTCACATTATCAGAAAGCGATACTTTAAGAAAAAGCATTGGAAAAAAAGATGTTAAGCTTATGGCGGAAATTAAAGGTAAATTTTTAGAGGGATGTAAAAAACAAAATATTGTTAATGATAATGATGCCCAGGAAATATTCGGATGGATCGAAAAAAGTCAAAGGTACAGTTTTAATAAGTCGATACTAGAAGAAACTGTGGTGCTGACTGAATCAGGAGAAAAAACAATAAAAGATCTAGACATAGGAGAAAAGATACTTTCTCCAGTAATAAGTAATGACAATACATATGAAAATAAATATATTGAAGTTATTAAGAAATATGATCATGGTAAACAAGAAGTCTTTAAAATAACATTAGATAATGGAAATCATATAACCTGTACTATGGAGCATAAATTTTTATGTTCCGATAATAAAGTTCATCCATTATCAGAAATTTTGCTTAACAATTTAGAAATTATGTGTATAGCATAGATTATGATATTTATTAAACTATTTACAGTGTAATTTATGTTAATTGATAAGAATGAACTATATAATTTATATGTTATTCAAAATCTTGGATCTATACAAATATCCAAAATAAAAAATATTGGAAGAACGACTGTTCTTAATTATATAGAAAAGTATGGAATTCCTAAAAAATCCAGTGGGGCTCAAATAAAATATTTTGCCAATGATAAATTTTTTACTAAGTGGTCCATAGATCTAGCTTATTGTCTAGGTTTTATCGCATCAGACGGCCATGTTTGGGAAAAAAGACCATATATTACTATTGGAATACACATAAAAGACATAGCCATGCTAGAGTACATTAGAGATAAAATATCTACAGAATCTAAAATCAGAGTATCAAAAGATAAATGCCAAATATGTATATTTTCCAAAAAAATACACAAAAAATTAATTAAATTAGGTATAGATCATAATAAAACATTTAATCTAAAATTACCAAAGATGCCCAAGAAATACATAAGTCATTTTATTCGTGGATTTTTTGATGGAGATGGGTCGATATGGAAAACGAATTTTCATCGTAGAGGCAAAGACTATTACTATGCCAATATAGTGTCTGTATCCAAACAGATTTTAGATGATATTCATAACTATTTAGGATTTGGCAATGTTAAAAAAATAAAGAAAAAATACTATGAACTTAAGTTCTGTCAAACAGACTGCATCAAGTTGTTTGATGTTATATATAAAGATGCCACCTTTAAACTACAAAGAAAATATGATAAATTTTTAGAAATCAGTTCAGATTATAAGTTTTGGACCGAAAAAGAAGATGCTATTATATTGAAACATATTAATGAAAGACAAACAAAAAATCTAGTACCCATGCTTCCAAACAGAAACCTAGCAACAATTCAAGCTAGAAAAAATTATTTAAGGAAAAAACAGTGATAGCGAGAAAAATTACAAAAATCGAGAAAGTTGGAATAAAACCAACAGTAGATATTGAAGTTAAGTCTAATCAGCATTTATTCTTTGGTAATGGAATAGCCACCTCTAACTCTCATGGCGTTAGCTATGCTATGAATGCCTACTTATCTGCATATACTAAAGCCCATTTTCCTCAAGCCTTTTTTTGCTCTTATCTTAGATTTGCTAAAGACAAAGTCGATCCTCAGCAAGAAATAAAACAATTGGTAAAAAATGCTAATGAGATGGATATTAGTATATGTTTACCTGATTTAAGATTAATGAATAAGCTTTTTGAAATCAAAAATAATAAAATATATTTTGGATTAACAGATATTAAGGGCTTAGGAGTAAGTGTTTATAATAAATTATTAGAATTAAACACTAATAATAGTATTTCAAAAATGAATTATTTACAAATGCTATTTGGGGTTTTACATAAAATAAATTCTTCTTCATCTAAAGCAATTATTAGTTGCGGAGCTATAGACTATTTTGGCAAAAATAGAACAGAAATATTATTTGATTTTGAAATATCATCCTCTTTAACCACCAAAGAAATTGATTATTTAAAACCAATATTAATTAGTAATAAAACTACGCTCAAGGATTGTTTAAATTTATTAATTAATCATACAAAAGTAAATAAAAATAGAAAACTTATTATACAAGATCTTTTACAGACATATATTAGTCCACCGTATTCTTTAATAGATAAGGTGGAATGGTTAGCAGATAACGAAGCGGCGTACCTGGGAACTGCTATATCTTGTTCTAAATTAGACTCTTATGATATTAGTATGACCAATAGTACATGTAGAGATTTTAAACATTCTAATATTAATCAAAAAATCTTACTTGCTGGCGAAATAACTTATATTAATGCTATCAAAACTAAAACCGGAAAAACTCCTGGTCAAGAGATGGCTTTTTTGACAGTAGAGGATCAGACAGGTAGTTTAGATTCGGTTATATTATTTCCTGAAACCTATCAAAAATATAAACATCATTTATTTGAAGAAAATATTCTGGTTTTTTCTGGAAGTAGAGCAAAGTCCAAGGATGGTTTTATAGTGGAAAAGTGTTTTGTTCCCTTATCTTGACTCTTGGCCTCCTCAAACTATTATAAGTCGGTGGTTGGATATTAAATTTGAACTTAAGGAGATTTGTATGATGAATATTACATTGATTAAGGGTAATCTTGCTCGTGATCCAGAAGTTAGAGTCATTAATAGTAATGGCAAGCAAACTTCGGTAGTAAACTTTACTGTTGCTACGTCAAGGGAGTATACAAAGGCTAACGGAGAAAAAGATAAGATTACTTCTTTTATTAATTGCGAAGCTTGGGATACAGGTGCTGAGGTTATTGGTTCTTCTTTTAAAAAGGGTGATTTAGTAATGATAGAAGGATCTCTAAGGAACGATAGCTGGGAAAAAGATGGTGTTAAGCATAGTAGTTTAAAGGTAAGAGTTAATAATTTTTCTAAGATTACTAAGCTCTCCAAGACCAATAAAACCGAAAGTACAGAGACTGTTGCTTTCTGATCCGGCTTAATCTGTCATAAGGGCCTAAATAGATGGGGGTGAAATACCCCCCATTTTTTTTAAATATGTCGCAATCAACTAAACTCAAAATCTTATTTACTTCAGAAGCTAGTTTTATAAATTCTGGTTTTGGAAATTATACCAGAGAACTACTTACTAGACTACATTCATTAAACAAATATGACATAGCAGAACTAGCGTGTTATGGTTTTGTAAATGATCCAAGAGATTCCGAAATCAAATGGAAATACTACCCCAATGCTGTTAGAGCAGATGATCCTCGATATCAAGAGTATATGTCGAGGACTGATAATCAATTTGGTCGTTGGAGATTCGATAAAGTTATAATAGATTTTAAGCCCCACGTTAATTGCGATATAAGAGATTATTGGATGAGTTACTATCAAGGTTTTTCTGCTGTTAGACCATTTTTTAATTGGGTTTTAATGCCTACAGTAGACTCGGCCCCTCAGCAAGAACAGTGGATAGAAACCTTTATAGGTGCTGATGCTATTTTTACGTATTCTGATTGGGCGGCAGATGTTCTGAAAAAACAAAGCGACAATCAGATTAATTACATTGATACTGTTTCTCCAGGTGTTGATTTAAATACTTTTATTCCTAAGAATAAAAAAGAATTAAGGAATAAATACAATATACCAAACGATGCAATAATTATAGGTTCTGTTATGCGTAATCAAAAGCGCAAGTTAATACCGGAACTACTTTCATCTGTAAGACAACTTATAGATAGACTTTATGAAGAAGAGTCTCCTCTTGCGAATAAGATATATTTATATCTGCATACCAGCTACCCGGATGCTGGATGGGACATACCAGAACTACTAAAAGAAACAAGAATGAGCAATAGGACGCTCTTTACATATAAGTGTAATAAATGCGATAATGTATCAACATGTTTTTATACTGGTCCTAATAAGATATGTAATAAGTGTTTTGGTTTTTCTAGTAGATTTATCAGCGTTTCTGCTGGTGTTTCAAATGAAGCTTTATCAGATATATATAACTTATTTGATTTATATGTTCAGTATTCTATATGCGAGGGGTTTGGATTACCGCAAATAGAAGCCGGGGCTTGTGGAATTCCCGTAGCAACAGTTAATTATAGTGCTATGGTTGATATTATTAATAAACTAGAAGCATATCCTATTGAAATAGGATCGTACTTTAAAGAATTAGAGACTAAAGCTATTAGAGTTTATCCAAGCAATACTAGTTTAGTAGATATAATTCATAACCATATCCATCTTCCAGAAATTGAAAAATTAAACAAATCTAAAAGAATAAGATACTTAACAGAATTACATTATTCTTGGGATAAAATAGCAGATAAATGGGAAAATTTCTTCGACTCCTCTCCTTGGCTATTTACCTCCAAAAAGTCTTGGAATGATGCTCCAAATTTAATGCGCTCCTATGATAAAAAGATAGACAATCCAAAGTATGTTATTAATGAAATGATCAATATTTGCGGCAATCATATGAATAATATTGATTTGATAAAATCACTACCATTTTTAGATATGTGTAGAGATACCAGCTATGGATTTACGCAATCTGGAACATCTTTTGATGCATTCGGAGATTCAGAATTAATTAGAAATCTAAATACCATGATTAATAATCATAATCAAATAGAATATGTCAGAGCTAATAATATCTCATTTGATGATGACTTTATTCAATATGCCAAATTAAAGGCCAGCTTATGAATGCTTTATATATAGGTCCGTATCGAGAAAAATCTATTCTGGGTTTATCTTCTAGGAATCATATTTATTCTCTTAGAAATAAATGCTCTTTGACTATTAGACCTATTTTTTTATCTGATAATGTCACAATACCCGAAATTGATCAAGAATTATTAGATCTAGAACAAAAAATCTTTTTAAGAAAAAAATATGATTTTATTGTTCAATACGCCCCTATCGATTATATCATACCTTTTAACTTAGTATCTAATAAAAACTATTGTATTCCAATTATTCCATATATAAAAAATAATTATATGAATACTACATACAGTAGAGTGCTTAAAACTTTTAATATGATTTTATTTGACAGTCAGTACGATAGCACTTTTATTAAAAATAATACAAACTTAAATAGTAAAAACATTAAATCTTTTAGATATTCTGAAACTATAACAGATGCAACCAAACCGGAGAAGTTAATAAAAAATAAAAAATATAAATTTTATACATTTATTAGCAAAGAAAATATACAGGATATTAAGAGGTACATCTCAGCATTTATTCTGTTAAAAAAGAAAATTAATTTATCAATGCTTTTTATGGTTTGTTATGATAAAAACATAGTACAGGAAATCAATAAACACATAAGTTTGCTACAACAAAGTACTAAATTATATTATATGAATAATTATATAAAGCCTTTGGTTATTAATTGTTTCGAGTCTGAGATTCTTGGTGTTCACGAAGCATTTGATTGTTGTCTAGATTTTAGAAGATTTACCAATTATGGCCTAAATTCTGATCTTCCAAAATTATATAATAATAGCATTATATCTAATGATAATATGGATATCAATCAAGATCTTAATGTAGAAGATAACATCTGGGATATAGACAATATATATTCTGGAATAAATATATCTGATTTATCAGAAAAAATGAGCAGTAGTATTAATACTAGACCAATTCGCAATAATGACAATACTCCAACATTAGATAGTTTATTATGCAAATAAAGAATAAGCAAATCTCAAGATTGTATAGAGACTTATTATATAAGAATAGCCTTGCTCCTATTAATATTTACTATACCCAATCTGGAGATTGGTACACTGATTCGTTGAATAGTATTACCGATAATTTATTTAATTTTATATCTGATAGCATAGGTGATGATGTTCCTATTTATCCGAATTTATATTTTATTAATAATCCAGTAGAATATTCCCAAATACAAAATAAATTTTTGCATTATATTCCAAAGGTGTTATTTTTTCATGATGAATCTATAGTAACTATGAAAAAAGAGGACCTCTATTTATTCAATACCAAAATTAAAAATTACAAAAAATATAGTTTTATTCCATCGCTAAAAAATATAATCTCAAATATTTATGATATATCTTATGGTTTTAAACAAATTAATTCTGATACTATAACTAATAAAAATAAATCTATTTTATTTATTGCAGAAGAAAAGAATTTTGATAATATTATTTTCTCTCAGATAAAACAAAAATATCCAGATGCCGATATATTAGTAGCTAAAAATAATAATAATTATATTACTAATCAATTAATCAATTATAAGATATGTATTAACTTTTATTCTGAATATAATACATTGTTAGCAGCATCAAAAGGATGCATAACAATATCATCCAAACACCAAGCTGATATTGCTAATCACTATGTCGTAAGTAGTAGTACGGAGTTGTTAGGGTTACTGGATAGTATAGTACCAAATCTAACTAAAGAAACATTCATAGCTAACCATGATTCTATTACTAATAAATATCCATTTGATAAATTTAATAATTCTATAAAGCAAATCATAGACGAAATACTAAAATAGAAAGATAATATGAATCAAAAAATTAATTTAATTAGTAGCGATTTACAAAAAATAGATTCTTTAGAAAATATCAACATACAAAATATAAATAATATTTTCCCATATTCGTGCGAACTATTAGTATGTAAATATTTTAATATATTTGAGGAGCACGATGCTGAAAAAGCCTTGGATCTCTTAATAGATAAAATTAGACCGAACGGACAACTTATTATTGGGGTAGCGAGTTTAAATAAAATATGTTCAGACTTCTTATCTAAAAAGATCAATAATAAAGATTTTTTTGATTATATAAAAAATATTCATAATCATATTGGGCTTGATGATATTTTGGAATATATAGATAAAAATAATCACATAGATGTAATTGATATTAATTATGATCAAGAATATATACATTTTATTACAATAACTAAAAATAAATAATATGACACAGACTAACTGCAATAAATGTATTTTCAGTCAACCAGTATCAGAAGAACCAAATTGTTATTTTGATATTCCTAATCAAATAAAACAACATAAGGAAATAATTGTTAATAATAACTATAACATAATTAATAATTACAATTGTTTATATGGATTCAGTAAAAATCAATATAATGCTAATATTCAAGATTTAGAATCTATAGAGATATCAGAACTAGTTAGAAAGAAAGCTAATCTAAAATACTATTTGCTAATTGACGCTAGAGAAGCCAAAGATTCCGAACTTCCATCCATCATAGACGATATTAACAATTCTAACATCAAGCCCAAAAAACTCTCAATTATCATAGATCCCAACAGATCAGAAAACTTTTATCAATTATTAAGAAAAAATATTTCGTGCGAAAAATGGACTATACATGTATATATTAACTCTATATCTTTTAACGACTGTATAAATATTATTTTAGATACTAATTTATCTACTTGTGATTCATGGTGCGTTTTATTTTATGATGGATCTAAAAGACAAAATAATAACCCAACACTAAATTTAACAAACATCACAGACTATCTGCATCAAAAAATTATCATTCAGCAGTCTACAAATTTAGGATTTATAAATGACGATAGTTTACATGGCTTATGTCTTAATTGTGGATTATATAAGTATTTAACTAGCGTAGTATCTAATAATATACTAAATGGAATAAAAATAATGAAGGATATTAATTTACAGCCATATGAAATATACTAAACCAGAAACAGCCATAATATTAGTATCAGAAATAACAAAGGGTATGAAATCTATTGGATCCAAAAGCTTGTTGCCTATTGAGGATAATATAACAGTCATAGATCATCAGATTCAATATCTAAAAAAAAATTATAATCCTATAGAGATTATTTTATGTACTGGTTTTGATCATGAAAAAATTACACAAAAAACTAAAAAATATAAAAATATACAATATTATTGTAATGATAATTATACTAATGATAATCAAGCAGGATCATTGATCAAGTGTCTTAAAGAATTTAATCCTAACAATACCTTAGTATTAACTAATGGGTTATTGCTTTTCGAGAAAATTAAACTACAAAATCATTCTTGTACATATTTTATAGATAATAAAAATCGTAGAAACTATTTTGATATTGGTAGTAATAATATAGAGAAAGATGGATATTTATTTTATGATCTTTACTATAAGTGGGTTGAGCTGCTTTTTTTAGAAAAGCAAGATACTAATTTCTTATGTGAGGCAAAAAATATACAATCTTTATCAAAGTTATTTTTATTTGAATTAATTAATCATATAAAGTCAGCGAATGATAAATTACAATTTATTCAACTACAATCTCAAGATATGTGTCCCATAAAAATTAATTCTTTAAAAGATTTAGCATATGCAAAAAAATATTATAAAAAATATAAATCTGTATCTTCTCAGTAATAAATTTAATCAAAATTTAGAAATATTAAAATCTAGACATTTTGATATAAAAATTATTCCAAATAATTATAGCATATATAAATATGTCTATAGTAATGATATAACTAATAACTCTATTTTTATTTTTAATTCTTCTATAATAAATGAAGAAATTAATAATTTTATTAGTTTCATAGGAAACAGATTACCGATTTATATTCTAATAGATAGCTTATTTAATAAAGATATTTTACAGAATACTTTCGTCAAATATATTGAATTGCCTAAATATTTAATTAATACTGAATTATATTCCCAATCTAATTTAAATAAAGCTAATCAAATTGTATATTTTTATGAAAAAGATACTGAAACTTTAAATAAAATCAGCGAGCTTTTATATCCAAAAACTAATTTACCTATTAAAATTTTTAACAGTATTGATTTCGAACACCCTTTGAATCTGGGTTTTGTCAATGAGTATGATAAAAAAGATATATTATACGAATCAGAGTATTATTTGCATGGGGATAATTCTAGCTACTTAGGAGAAGCTGTCATAGCTGGCTGTAAGTGTCTAAATATAGATTCGAAAGAAAGTATTCAGGATCAAATAAAAAATTATAATACCAATATCAATAAAAAGATCTCAGAAGAGATTATAGATTATGCTAGCTTTTTAAAGGAATTATTTATATGAATGATCTTGGATTTTTTGCAATTACACTAGAGAACATACAGCTCCATGAAAAATTATGCGATACTTTGGGTTCTTATATTAAAAATCATCCCAAACAACATATAGTACTATTTAATCAATATTCAGAAAAAATAGATACAAAAAATATACCAATATTACCACTTAGTCATTCAAAATATTTTGATGGTTCTTTAGTCGTATTTGATATACAGTCACTATTAATAGCAGAAGGATCTATAAAATGTAAAAATCTATATTTCTATGCTCAAAATATACCGTGGCAAATATCATATAGTCACTATTCTGACTGGAAAAATATCATGAAACACGATAAATTAAAAGTGATCGCAAACAGCACTTATCTGCATGAGATATATAATATGGTATGGAATAATTCTATCGGCATATGTGAGGATATTAATTATGAGCAGTTCAGTAAATTCGTACAATAATCTATCTGATATAGACAAAAAAAAATTACTAGAGAAATTATATATAATCAATAAATTAAGTTTTGCTAGTATAGCAGAAAAATATAATACATATTCCAATAAGCTTAGAAGAGATGCTACGAAATTTGGTATAAAAATTAGAGACAAAAGCGAAGCTCAAAAAAATGCTATACAAACAGGATCTCATAAACACCCAACCAAAGGAAAATCTAGACCGCAAAGCGTTAAGGATAAGATAGGTAATTCCGTTATGAAATCATGGGACAATATGTCTGACGACGAACTAGAAAAAAGAAAAAATCAAAGTAGGGAAAGATGGGAATCTATGAATCCTGATGATCAAGAATTGATTTTGAAAAAAGCCAACGATGCTGTAAGAGCTAGTAGCAAAACTGGTTCCAAATTAGAAAAATATTTACTAAATGCTTTAATAAAAGATAATATCAAAGTTCAATTCCATAAAGAACAAACACTACTCAATACAAAATTACAGATTGATCTTTTTTTACCAGAATCTAATATAGCCATAGAAGTTGATGGTCCTAGTCATTTCGAACCGGTTTGGGGTTCTGAATCTCTAAAAAGAAATAAAAAATATGATGCAAAAAAGGAGGGGTTGATATTAGGAAAAGGTTGGAAATTGATAAGGATTAAGCAAGAGAAAGATTTTTCTAACACTAGAGCATCTTTGATTTATTCAAAATTATTACACAGTATTCGTACTTTACAAGACGATAAAACTACCGATTTTAAAATTACTATTAAGGATTTTTGATTATGCCAAGACCCAAAAAAGAAGAAATTGTTGTCAAAACAAATATAGAGACAGAAAGTGACCAAATTCAATCTGTACCAACTATTCATGATTTAGAGTGGACCGACTATGTTTTAAGCTTATTATCAGAAGATGAAAGAATTAAAGGAAATCCAACAACAGATGGGTTGAGAAGAATTTTTGAGGTTGTACTAAACTGTAAATTAATATCATCAACATCTAATGTTGTACAATCTCCTAGTCCAGATAACGAAAAAAGAGCAACGGTTATACATTCATTGTCATATGGTTTAAAGTCTGAGGGGTCAGATACCAATGATTTAAATATCTATACTGTAGATGGCTCCGCAGACGTTTATTGGGGTAACTGCGATAAAATCTATAGAAATCATCCCGTTGCGGTGGCCGAAACAAGAGCAGAAGGCAGAGCTTTGCGAAGAGCTTTAAGACTTAGAAAAGTAGTCGCCGCTGAAGAAATGGCTAGTGAGATCGACGATCATCCAGATGCTAATACGGTAAATAAAATTACCAATAATCAACTTAATTTTATGGATGTAATATCTCAGAGACTTAATATTAATATCAATAAATTATTAGAAACAAATAATATCGAAACTAAAGATATTTATAGTTTGACTCATGACAAAGCTGTTGATATAATAAGAATGTTATCAAAGTACCAAGCCAATCCTTCTGAAATACCAGCAGAAGTATTTGGATACTCAAATGAATGGAAATAATTATGAAAGTAACATACAAAGCTAATGATAAATTGAGTTTCGAACTTGAAGGAAGCGGACAAAAAGAGATTTTTAAAGAACTTGCTCTTATTCAAGAAATTTTTGGAGAAGAAAAATGCGGTTTGTGCAAAAGCACAAATTTAAGATTTATTGTTAGAAGCGTAGAAGGCAATGATTACTATGAGCTTAGATGTATGGATTGCGGTGCTGTTTTAGCATTTGGACAGCATAAAAAAGGTGGAACATTATTTCCAAAGAGAAAAGATGATAACGGAAATTATCTACCAAATAAGGGATGGCATAAATATCAAAAGAAAGATGAGTAATTACCACTTCTTTTCAGGACACTTTTCTTGTTTAATAGCCAGCTTATTCATATAAACTCTGCTTCTTTGCAATAAGCACCCGCATTTAGAACAAGATTGATTTTGAAAAAACTCACAAGAAGAGCATATAGAATATCTATGTTCTATTTCTTGATCCGAGCATAAATCACCTTCGTCTTCTTCTATGGAAATTTGAGATTTTAATTTATCTAAATCAATGGAATCCCCAAAAGGATTTAAACATGGAAATATCGGTATATCATTTATACTATCTATAGATTCTATTATTGTATTACATTTAATGCATACGTACTGATTCTCAGATACTAGTTTAAATTCACAGAATATATCATTTGTAATCATATGGTATTAATCCTAGGTCATCCCTAACTTTTATATCTATCGAATTATGATTTATATCAAATATTGTATTATTAATTAAATATTTATTGTAGTGTGCTAAATATTTCATTAGATTTACCCATTTAAAATTTTTAGGCAAGTTCATATTTTGTCCAGTTTTCAAGTTATAGCACTTCCAGGTTTTGAATGTTGAGTCCACCGTTCCTGTGGTTCTACGAAGCTCAATTTTTATCGGGGTTCCATCGGGATTAAAAGCATATGTATCATGATATCTGTCAGATTCTCTAATGTTGCGAGGTATAATTTTAAACCTAATAAATAAATCATTAGTATTTTTTAGATTAAATATATCTTTAACTTTATTCTTCATATCTCCTTCTGGAGATCTTGATAATGGATCTCTATAATTTGCTATAATATAATGGTACTCTGCTTTAACAATGCCGGATTTTGTGGTACCATTACCTCCCAACATAAATGTTCTCTCTACTAGTTTTCCATTATAATTTCCGCCAGAGTCTGTCCAAAATAAGCCATTAATATTATTATATTGTTGTTGTAATTCTAAAATCTTTTCTTGTGGCATTTCATATGTAATTTCACGAGGAGATTTATTAATATCTACATTATATAAATCTCCTAAAGAAAATTGTCTAGACATTAAAGGAGCAAAGAAGTTGGGATTTTCTCCACAAAATCTATGAGGAGCAACATAATATTGAGTAGCATTATTAATCGTTGGTAAACAGTAGTATACTATTTTCCATAAGATTTTTGGAGATAAATCATCATCAATAGAACACCCCTGTTCAGCGTCTATATTTAGAATGTAATAATCGTTATTGACTACCTCTTGAATGCTTAATACTTCTCCGTTTAGATTAACATCCAAAGATATATGTGGTAAAATGTCCGGTTCGATTAAGCTTTGGGTAGCAAAATTAACATTCAGTTTGTCTAAATAAAAATAAATTTGATTATATTCTGTATGTAGTTTATTAATGTCTCGTTTGCGACTATTAATTTCATTTATATAATTTGAATTAGGATTAGTAGCATTAGTATTCTGGTCTTGTATTGTTTTGATTTGATCTTGTAAATTAGTAATATTATTCTGTATAGCTGATAATCTAGAAAATAAAAGAGATAATTTAGTTTTATCTTTTAGTCCATAGATTGTAGAAGTAATTATATTATTATTTAAAAATATTTTTCCATTATCCCACTCATCGGATATTGCAGGATCGCTAATTTTACCTGGAGAAAATGAACCCTCTAAAATAAATTTTAGATTATGCTTTCTAATATATGCATTATATTCATCATAATTCATGATATTTTTGAGTATAGCAGAGTTGCTGTTTGATGGATTTATGTAAATAATATTATTATATTTAACTACAAAGTCTTTAATTACATCAAAAGAATAAATCCTACTCACATCAATCTTCTTTTCTTCGTTATTGTTAATAGCAGCATCGTCGTTCTCTGGTTTAAATATGGTTCCAGATATAGATAAATCCTGGTTATTTAATATTTCATCTCGTAAATATTGCATAAAACCTTTAATGTAATTTACTACATCAGGACTATATGTTATTTTGGGATTATTATGAACAATGCCTGTGCCGTATAGTCCATTATTGAAGATGGTTTTGCTGTCTAAAGAAATTCCTTCATCTAGTTTTATTTGTTCACTAGAAAACCCCCAAGGATTATATTTCTTGTCTACTTCGTTAATATAGCTTGTATCACAGATTATATATCTGTTTTGAGATGGAGTTATTAACAAAATTGAATTCTCTGGATTTGGTTGTTCTAATACAAATAGTGTTTTATAGTTTTTACCATCAAAAATAACTCCCTTAGCTAATATCTTATTCCTGATGAAAATATGCTCTGTTGAAAAAATTTCATTGGATTTATCTGTGATTTGTTCTTTAAAAATTGAAATACTTACTTTAGACTGATCTTCTTTAGATTTAGCTAATTCTTTAGCTAGGTCGTTTTGATATGATTGTAACTGCTCTTTAAGACGAGACAAGTTTAGTCTATCACGCTCTGTCAAATTATTATTAGGTGAACAAGTTTCTACATAGTCATCTTTATTATATATAGAATATGCTCTTACACTTTCAGTAGTAACAAGATATCCTACACTTGCCCCAGTTAGATATTCAGTAGTATTTAATAAATTATTATTAATTAATAGAAATTTATTATATTTTAATAGTATAGAAATGTTATTGGTAAATTCTTGTGTAATTAAATTACTGTCGCTAGTCTCATCTTCTTCATCATTGACTAAATTTTGTCTTGTGATAGTATAATACGAAGATGCTAACAATATAATATCGTCCTCTTGTAATCCTTCTGGCCCTATGCTAGAATATATTGTTTCATATTGATTATATAATTTATTGAGTTCTTGTAGTTCATTTGAAGATGTTTGCTGAGGTGGATTTTGCTGTTTTATTTGTTCATTTAGATTATCAATCCTTATTTTTAGACTTGATAGTTTTTGTTTTACTAATTCTACTAATGCATTATTTTTATGTTGAAAAATATTATTTAATATATCGTTAGCAGATAAATTATATTCTGATACAATTTCTGAATTTATAGTAATTATTTCTTTTGATTTTATTAATTCAAAAATATTTTCAATGTTGGACAGATTCAACTTTGCTAAATCTGCAAATTCATTTTGGTAATGAATGTGTTTATATGAGTATTTTTTATTTTTTAATACTGGACAGTTATTATACCTACATATACCAGCTTCTAACTTAAACCATAATTTATTGTCTTTAGATATGCTAACTAATGCTTTATCTGGTCTACCAGTTCCGTTTCTTTCAAAATTAGGTAAATAAATTTCTTTATAATAAGCTTCTTTTCTTCTTTGAGTAGCCAAAACATTAAAATAAGCATAAACGTCAGTACCATAAGCTCCAACATTCCTCCAGTCTCCTAAAAACGTTGGTAAGTCAGGTGGTATGAATGGAGGAGTATATAGTGTCGGAACATCAAGTAGTGTTGCTTTAGGAACAGTTAATGCTTCTGACGCATAGAAACATGGGGTTTGAGATTGACCAACAACAGATATATTAGGCGCATTTAAATTAATAGGAGGAATAATATGAGATGGAATTTGACTAATAAAATTATATCCTTCCCATATAGGCGGATTGTTCGTATAATCAATTTTTCCAAGAGCGTCTTTATCGTCAAAATTTAAATTACTAGAACCGTTACTAATATTTAAATCCCAAGAACACAAACTATTACTTGTAATATTTGATAAAGATTTATTAGTAATATCGTTTAACCCCAAATTATTGTCTGTAGTAAATAATCTATCATATGATTTTCCATCGTCAGATTCTGATACAATTGCAATTTTTAAAGTGAATGTGGTACTTGAGCTATTTTCAGGAGGTGATGGAGCTGATTGTGGATCAACATATGGTTTAAATAATGGTAATCCACTAAATTTACTAAAATCGCATCTAATATGGGGTTGTAAATTATTGGTTTTTATAATCTGATAATATTTACTTACATCTATATCGCTGGCGTCTGGTGCTGATATTGTTGGTTTTAATTCTATTATTGAATTTCTTGGTCGAGCATATTCTATGTCATTATTAATGTATTTTGATATATTTAAATTATTAGTATTTTGAGTGTGGTCTGTAAATTTAATAATATTATTAAAATTAGAAAAATTTATATAATCCTGATTTAATAAATATAAATAATAAGTAGGATTAAATCTTGTCTTATTTATTTTTGTATTTTTATTTAAATTTAATAATTTTTGAAAATAATTTTTAGTTTCAATATTTAATAGGCTATCAATCCAATCCTGAGCCAATGCTATTGTTTTACCATTAAAATCATAAGGATCGGCAGGAGCTTTTCTTTGCTCTGGATCCGGATTCGTCCTAGCAGCTACTTCTGTGCAGGGGTTAATTTCTAGCCACACTACTAATTCTTTAGGGTTTATATAATTTAAAAATCTTAAATCAACAGAAAGATCTCCAAGATTTCTACCATATGTTCTATCAAATCTTTCTTCTCTAAAGATATCTCCATTAACAGCTTTGATTGGGCCTGGTTTAGGATATGCATAAACCATTGTTACGTTTTGTTCGGAATCGATAGATAGTGGATCAGCATATTTACAATATTCTAGTGGACTTACAGATGTAGATGTTTCACCAAAAGAGCTGACAGACTGCATATATTCATCGTTATATCTATAAACATGTGTAGGTAAGGAATTAAGATCTCTATATCCATAGAGACTAATATGATCATTTGCTTCTTTTTTTTCGTGTTCTTTTTTACGAGCTCTATTATCAACCCCCTCTTTGGTAACATAATCGTGGGCTTCACCAGCCATTGACAAAACAATGCTACTACTATATATCTTTACGTTTTCGTCTGAAAAATCATTAGATAATTCACTAAATCCTAAACCTCTAAATGTTTTGTGATATCTTTTAGAACTATCTCCTATCATAATAGATGTTCTATTATTAAGATTAGAATTAGTAGCAATAAGGGATTGGTCCAACCAACCAGAATGAGGATGAAAATAACCCTTTTTCATATTAACAGTAATAGAATTATTCAGTTCAGTTAATTTGGTAGAATTAGGAATATGTTCATAACAAACAACCGGCACAGAAGAGGTGCTCAACCCTTCACCAGCATATAATGAATATATATCTCCATTATATGTATAATCTGGAAAATTTAAAGATTCAGAGCTATTTAATATAATTTCAGACAATCCTGATGCTGGAGGACTGTCTAGGTTTAGATTTTTAACAGCTACGTTATTTCGTGCTCGTCTTATCTCAACTTGATTTCCAGATATAGGATCTATTATAACTTTGGTCTGTCCTAATTCTACATCCACACCCTCGTAGTCTATAGCTTCTTTATAAAGGGATTGACAATTAGGATAATTATCGCTATATAAATTAGTTAAAGCAATTTTTCCTATCTCAATAATAGTATTATTACATTTAAAAGAAAATGAAAAATAATGATCCTGAGTCTCTATCTGCGAGATATATTCTGGATCATCTTGATTAAATGGAATTAAATATTTATCTGACATAAAACCAAAAGGCTGAACAGTTGGTACTCTAGCTAATCTAAGTCTGCCTATTTTTGGTGTTAAAATATTCAGATCGCTATATATTGGCCAAAAAATTCCCTGTTTACCAATAGCAAATTCTTTTATGTTTGCTACCATAGTAGCATTTCTATCTTCTGGTATCAGATTTATATTTCTAATTGATCTAACAGGTTCAGTTGTTGGTTTATTATATGAAACATCCGAATTGCTGCCAGTAACATATATAATAAGAGTATCAGCAAAAACACCATATTGTGTTGTTAAAACACACTGAACTATATATTTGCCCGGAGATTGTATGTATATATTTGGTGATTCGTCCTGACTAGTATTAAACCTAACTTCCTCTCCAGCAGCTTCTAAACCATCTGCTGGATTAAAAGCGCTACTATCGCTAAATTTTAAACACCTGGATCCTTGTAAAACGGACCAGGCAAAAGAAATATCAGTATCTCTCAGTACAGATAGTTGCGGATCAATACTAAATTTTGCATTTCTTAATGTAATAGTTAGTTCTTCTATTGTATCAGTTAGTTCTTCTGATATTCTTTTAGTAAAAGTTTTTTTTATAACATCAAAACCTTCTCCTGGTCTAGGATTATTAAAATTCACAGTGATATCAGGACCAAGACTAAATTTAAGCTCAGCATTTATTAATTCTTTTTTAGAAATATCCCATAAAGGAATTATATTAGAATCATTATTTTCTGAAAGCGTACTACTTAATTTGAGTTGTGAATTATCATTAGTAATAATTGTTTCAGCAATAAATAGACCAACATTTATTTTAGTATTATTATATACTACTGAATTTGTAATATTTTTATCTACCAAAGATCTAATATCAGAAGATACTTTAACATGAGGTCCATTAGGTAATGGCGCATTATATATTAATGACGCATCTCCGGTAAATCTTAATTTTGTTCCATATTTTTCTATAAGTTTTTTTGGTAAATATGTTTTATCATAATAGATAGTATCATCAATTAATATATCTTTGAAATAGTTTCCAATCTGACTTAAAGTATTTTTTATTTCATTTATCTCATCCGATATACTAATGCTAACAGCAGAATTATTAATATATTCATTTACTATATCATATATCCCCGGATGTTGTAGAATAGAAACTGTTGTTCTATCTATTTGAGGATGAGTTGCTAAAAAATAACATAGCTTTTTAAACCTTCTTCCTTGTTTTCTTGTAAATAAAGGTTGTGGTAATTTTGTATCAGTATTAATTTTTTTGGGATAGCGTAAGGTTAAATGATGATAAATTTCTCTATAAATATTATTTAATACTGGCGATAAATAGGTTTTTGAATAAACCCCATTTTGTAAATCTATGATTTTTGATCCTTCAGAATCGAAGTAGGAATAAGCTTCTCCCATAGAAATATGTGTGATATATGAATTAGTGGTATTATCTAAAGAAAATAAAATACTATCTCTAGTTAATGTGCTAGAAGAATTACCATATCGAATTAAATCGTCCAATATAAAATATTTATTTTGAGTATTTGGAAATATATTTGAGCTATTATTAATAACTTTGTCATTATCTAGAATCAATAAAACATTATCTGTTTTTTTTAGTAATTTAGTACCAGGGCCTATTGATATGGTTTGATTATCAATAGTATATGACCATGATTGTTGAGAATATACAACAGTATTATAAGGAATTTTATCTAAAGAATTACTATTTGAGGAATAATTAAAAGAAGGTTTTGACCAACACAATATACCATATTGAGCAAGAAAGGGTGTGAGTACCGATGTTAGTATCCAATCTGTAGACATAGTAACGGAACCATTAATAGTCCAATTTTGTAATTGTGGTTCAAAAAATAAAACATTTTCTATGCCTAGATTAGGAGAATTGCTAGAACCTCTACCAAATATATATTTACTAGAAACCGCTCTAGAAGATTCTACTGTTGGTAAATCTACTATTATCGGTTGCCAAATATTATTATCTAATTGAGCCGGAGCTAGATCGATATTGTGTAGATTTATAGTTATTGGTTTTCTAGATAATTGATTATCATATTTAATATAATAATCTGAATTTTCACTAATGATAGAATATGGTTGTAAGTCTTCTAAAAAAAATCTATCGTAAAATGTACAAGAGTGAGATACGCTCATATTATCCTATAGCTATTAAATTCCATCTAGAATTATCATACATAAAAGCACCGCGCCTTGTTGATCCTGTCGCATTACTAGTCTGTTGCAGATTTAGGGGGTTCGCATAATTTATTATTCCTCGGTATGTGGCATCTCCTGCTCTAAATCCTGGCATATAATTAAATTCTACCGTAGCAGAATTATTACTGTTGATGGTTCCAAATACTATGTATTGTTGTTTACTAACTGGTTCATAAAATCCAGTATCTGTGTTGTATCTCAATAACATTTTTGCTCCTCTAGGAGCACTATATCCTGTTCTATCAACAATATATATTAATCTTCTAATATTTTCTGGCAATGGTTTTAAACCATATTCTAAATCATCTAAAAATGCTCGTGTTGGTGAAGTTTCCATATAATTATCTATTTTAACTAAATCTTGTTCTAAAATACCATAGACCATTTTATAAGAGCATTTCTTTTTAGGAGTACTAGCTTCAGATATAAATTCTGATAAAATACTATTATTAGTACCAGAAGCAATAATATATGGCGGATCGGCATTATTACAACCTCCTCCGCCTCCCGTCCAAATTTTATTCTCATAATCCCACCTAAGATCAACCGGACCTATTGGCCATAAATCCGGTCTTTCTGACCAATTCATATAAAATTTCTTAGACGGCTTTCTTGTCCATTGGCCATTTTCTTTTTTCCATCCTTTACCTATAATATCTCCTAGTTTTTGAGTAGATGTTGGAAGAAAACCACCATCAAGAGTAAGATCATTTGTTCCTGATGTTGTCAAAAAGAATCTTTTTGGCCTACCTTCACCATCTACTTCTTTTACCTCATCCGCTTCATTAGGAATTGGATATCCATCCTGGTCGTAGCCCCATCCGTGAAGCATTAGTGGTCCTCTATGAGCAAAAAATCTATGATTATTTAATATTTTTATTGTATTGCTACCACTAGAGTATATCTGTTGATAAGCCTTATCCTCTTCTCCAAAATTTAAATCTGTTATCTCTGGACTATTAATATTAAGAAAGCTATCTAAACTATGATCTGTTCCTGTTGGCATAATATCCGATCTTCCAACAACTCTAATATTATATCTACTAGGATCTCCAGATTGTGAATTAAAATTTCTAAATTCTCCACTGGATAAACATAACGGATTTAATGTTATTAAATTAATAATAGGACTAGAATTATTAGTATCGACCGAACCGGATGGTTTTTCTCCAAATACTTTACTTTTAGAACATAATGGGCAAGGGTATTCTATATCAGTAGGCTGTCCTGCTATATTTATAGACTTTTTGCTTCCAGTAATTTTCCCAGTATTATTGCATCTTGGACAAGTAATAGATCTTGATGCTAAATTAGATGTTATTGCACGAGAAGATATTGCAAAAGTTGAATTATCTTCTGTAGGATATAAAGACACGGGAGAAAACAAGCCATCCATACTCATAACGGCCTTCGAACTATATTGTTTACTTAGCTCAGATAGAGCTTCATCAGGAACAAACATTCCCGCCCAACTAGTGGAGATACCAGTATTGTTAATAACTCCTGTTTGATTTGGAATATAATGTGATGCTTTTCCAATAAGTAATTGTGTAGGACTAGCCGCGTAAATTTTAGATTCATATTCCGAAAGACTAGTAGATTTTCTATTGGTTTTAGAGCTTTCGATAATACTACTTAATTGTTTTCGAACAGAATTTTCTAGATTTTTAGTAGTTTGAGCTATTTTACGATTAACAACAGAAATAGAATTTGTAAAATTCTTAACCCTGTCAGAATTTTCTTTGCTAAATAAACCTAATTTTGGAGAATATGTTCTAAATGTATATGATGTACTAAGAGTATTGCTAGAAACACTAATATTTAAACTAGAAATTACTAATCCATTATACGATGGAGCATCTATAGTTGAGTATTCATATCCCAAAAACGTGTTTGTATTATTTAGAGTATGAAAATCACTATCTGTTTGTTGAATACTAAGATTGCCAGCCAAACCAAAAATAGGTAAAGATGCTACAGACAACGAACCCTGTTCTAATCTAGTTTGATATGTTAAATTATTAATTATATCATAAACCACAACCTTATCTAAAAATGCCATGCCTCCATAAGTCCAAGGATTTAAATCATCTTTTTGTTCTATTTTTACATCAGATATCATATGCTCTAAAAGATTGTTTGTATCGTTGATACCAGGAAATAAAACAGTTTGATCCGCTAGAGATGGATAATTTGTCCAAGGACCGTAGCAATTCACATTCGATTTTAAAGGGACGCCAGCATAAATTGGGTGGGCTTTTTTAGGACTAATCATTATGTGTTTTCTTTGTTGATTGCTAGTATCTCCTTCCGATACCAGATATCCTTGACTATTAATAGGGATAATACTATTTAATAAAATTTCTTTAAGTTTATCGATATTGATATTGCTATTTGGAATTTTATTTAAGAATCTGCGCACTTCCTGCTCATTCTTAGATATGTACGCAAAATCTTCGGAAGCCGCATTAGATATGACAGTCAAATTAGGATCTTCTGTATAAGAATAACTAGAACTATATAAATCAATTCCTTGTCCAGCATCCATAATTGCTACAGGATTAATTAAATTAATAGGATCTAAAAAAGCCATTTGATTTGTCAAACTACATGGCAAGTATAACTTTTGTCTTATGGCATCAGGAACATCTTCATCAAAAGCGTCTTTAACTGTTCCACTAACATCTGTTAATAAATAATCAGATAGATTTGAGAAGTTTAATGAAGGAACTAATTTAGTACCACATTCTCCGAGAGCGCGACCTATTCTATTTCTTAAAGCTATAGCTTCTCCTAGAGGCGTTGTTGGAAGCATAGAAGCTAAAATAGCCTTTTTCTTATCTTCGAGACTAACATTACACCATGCTGTTGTAGCAAAATCCTTATTATAAGAAGCATTATATCCTAGCAGAGGCTTAATAAGATTATTATTATCTATTAATTTATAATAATTTGCACTTCCTACTTCTATTTCTCCATCTATATAATTACCATGTTCCTCCCAAGCCCCATCTACTGGTTCGTAATCAAAATAAATTTTTCCACTACCTTGATATACAGAAATATTATTGCTCCCAGCAGGAATCTGAATATCAGGATTTTGTCTATCTCTATAAGATCTAACGGTTGGTAATCTTACCAAATATTTTTTACCATAGTATTCGTCTCCTATTTGTGCAATAAAATTTGAGATAATTTGCAAATCTTTAATAAATTCATGATTTAACATCAAATTAAAATTTATTCCCAATTGTTTATATGTTGATTTTGGAGGATCATTTCCGGAAGGTTGTTTTGCTTCCCCAGAAACATTAAGATTTGATACTGGTTGAGAACTACTTCCAAGAACTCCATTACCAATATTAATATCAACAACAGGATTGGTAGGACCTATAAGCTTACCCATACGTGTATAAGTATATACAAGCATTAAAAATAAGTCTGGTTTGGTAAAACTTAATTTTGCGGTACAGTAAGCTAAATAATTTTCCCACCCTTTCATTGCTGCTCTCATTTCGCTTTCTGTAATAATAAAATCAATAACTGGACGAGTTACTGTTCTTGAAGGCGTTGTTGATATTGCATCATCTTCTATTCTAACTTGGTCTTGTGACGGTGGATCCAATTGATTTGAGCCTGATGCGATTCCTTGTCCATTTTCTGCTCCTACCACTCCAGAACCTGTAGAAGATGGTAAACCAGCAGATTGTTGGTATGTACCTACGGGTGGCATTCTTCCTATTGACAACACGGGCAACTCTGAGATAGACATATTAACAGCCAATTGTCCTGTCCAAATATCATAATATACTGGCCTAATAAATCTGTAAGTATTACCATCTGACATATCTATATCAATAGACTGATCAAAAGTATAGCCAAAAAATGGACTAATACTATTTTTATTTAGTGGAATATATCTAATATTACTATCAGAAGATAAACTATTATCATCATATTTTATAGTTACATCATAATTGCCTACTCTTGGCTCAGTAGGGTTGTCAGACACGTCGTTATCGAAAAATAGAGTATCACTAAGATCAGGATCGGATTCTGTAAATTTTTGCTCCTGAGTAAAAATATTCGATATATCTGGATTATCTTGAAAAATTTTTTCTGATAAAGTAACATTTCTCGTAGAATATGCTGAAGGGATTTTACAGCTTCCTATATCTTTGTATTTAATAAAATCTCCTGATATTGGATTATAAACATAGCTAGACTGTAAATATCCCAACAAATAATTTTTAGTCTGATACAATCTTTGCTGTTTAGCTCCTATGTATAGAACTTTTGGTGTTGCTGTATTGTGTTCTTGTCCTACTGATGCTGCTGTTGTTGGAATATTTGAATTAGTTAAACTTTGGATTATAGAAGATACAGAATTAGACTGTACTGGTTGTGTTCTATTGATAGTTTTGATTTTTATCACGTTTAAACTATTTTTTCTAATAATTGTAGTATAAAAATCTCTACCAGTCTTATCACAAACTTGCCTGATGAAATCTAATACAGAAATGTGTGTATTGCTAGTGTCTAACCTAACATCTTTGGGAGGCACCGGTAATTCTGAAAGATCAAGAATAAATTCGCAACGATTTATGTTATCATTGCTAGTAACAATATCACATATACCAAAACCATAATTATTAAAAGTTTGATCAATAGGAATAGGATTACCATTGTCTGTTAAAGGAATAGGAGCTATTATTCTTCCAAAAGGAGAAAAAGCTGCTTGATTAGACAAATCTTTATTATTAGATGATGTAAGAACAGACAAAGATTTTATAATAAAAGATATAGGAATTCCTTGGTCATTTTTTTCTGAAACTCCAAAACCATAGTTTTCTAAAAACCCATATACATTAAAAACATTAGGAATATTACCTTCTTTTAAATTTCCAAGAAAAGTTGCCATATTACCAGTATAGTTAGTAGGTACTCCTGGTTGAACAGCACTAAATCCTGGTATGTTAACAGTACTGCTAGTAAATTTACTGAAAATAGATCCAATATAATTATCTAAAATCATGTAACAACGACTAAGAAGATCATCAGCAGAAACTAAATTAACAGTATATGTTCCTGGTCCGGTATTAAGAGTTTTTTCCCAAGATTGAATAATTCCTCCAAATGTAAAATATCCATAACGAAAATAAGCTGGAACTCCTATAATATTATATTTAAATGGATTATTACGAATACTAGGATTGTATACTCCTTCTGTATCTATTAATGTAGCATCTCCAAAAAAACCAGGATCATGTTTGCGCCAGTATCTGGCCTTTAAGCCGTCAGCTCCTAAAAAATGATAAACTTTTCCAGGAATTATACGCTGTTTGCTTCCAGCATTTTCGTCATAAGCGTTACCTTTTTCATCAACATAACAATTGTCTCCTTCACAGGTATAAAAATGATCATCCTGATCAAACCCAGATCCACTAACTACAATAACATTTCGATCAGGAATATCTGTATTTGTTGCATAACACATTCCTGCTGATCCAAAATCATTAACTAGTTCAATATTTAACGATGATGTGCTTCCACCCCACCCATTATTACAAGAAAAAGAACTAATACTAGCTCCTAAAAACATTTGTTGAGCTAAAATATTATTAGAGCTATTTGAGCACTGGGGCATAATTGTCCTCTATTATACTATACTTTATAAAGTTAAATTAATTAATGATCTAAATAAAATTTATTTGTTGAACATTGCTGATAAATCCAGCTTACGCTTCTGCTATATCTTCCATCTGTAGGACTCCAATCTTCGCTATCACTTTCCTTAAATACTGATCCATCTGTTTGGCTTGTAGCATTATCAAAAAAACTAGTTGTTCTATTAGCAAATGGAGCATTTCCGCTTATTAATTGATTTACTGTTGTCCAAAGAAAACCTCCAGTATACATAGGGCAAACAGTCTCTGACATTAATGTGCCTTTTATGCCTGTTGGTTTAGATACAACAATATCCACCGAAATTGTTTTTCTAGCATTTGTTCGTCCTGCGCTAAATAATATAGGACCTAAAGCTCTGCCTATTACTTGTATTTCTTGTATGCTGTCTGTGGGTGCGGTATTACTTATCCTTATATTTTCGCTAAGGGTTCCTGCAATCAATTGTAGCTTATTATTAAATTCGTGACTATAAGAAATAGTTCCTTTAATAGGATCGTGTCCTTCGCTGGTACTTGTTGGTGTAACATTTAGTAATGATTCTCTGGTATAAATTGGATTAGGAGGAGGGTTTGATGGTTCCAAATTATTAATAGGTTCATATGTTCTGTCTTCGCTATTTATTGCTGAACATGCTCGTCTATAAAGATATGGTTTAATATCTTTCATCCAAGCCTGTAAAGCATTGTTGTATTTAAAATCATCCATAGTTGTTATTTGACTATTTCCTGCCCCAGCATTTGGATAAGATAAAGATTGACTAGTTCCAGCATTCATGCTATAAGATAAATTGATCTCATTTGAATTAGTGCCGCTTAATGGTGAATGGTTCATGTTTCCGGATGGCATTAAGCTTAATCCTTGAATATTCCCAGCAACTCTGACCGTTTTATTATTTTCAGCATCAGTTGAAGCATCTATAGTAAAAGTTTCTGTATATGGTATGCCAGACGGCATTGCTAGCCAAGAATCATTTATTTCGTAAGTAGAATTATATACATCAGCATTTACGGTTCTAACATGATTATATAGCCAAGTATTTGCATATGGATTAACTAAATAAATAGAACCACTAGCACTAAATGTACCAGAACTTTGTTGTTGTACCCACTTTTTAGCAGACTGTAGGGCAACTTTAAGAACTTCAGTAGAACTAGTTGAACAATTCGATCCTGTTGCGATAGGAATTCCCTTAGCCGATAGTCTTCTGGATATTCTGTATTGTGGTAAATTAAATATTTGTAAAGAATTACCCCCAAAACGACCTCCTCCAACAGCATTACTACTGCCCGCACTACGAAAAGGACTTGGAGTATTTTCTGTTTTAGCATCAACAGATCTAGTAAAATTTGTATATATTATATCATCTAGTGGTTCTATACTCCAAGATTCTGATTTATCTTCTACTTGTTCCTGACTATTAATTGCTGTTCTACGCTCTAGTGAAATAGTATAATCAGCACTTCTAACCCAATTATCTTCTGTTTTGCTAAAAGAAATATCCTTTACTCTAGCTCCACTTATACTAAATAAAGTATTAGAATCACAAATAATATCTAATTTTGATGTGGGGCATCCACTAAATAGATTTTGTAACCCACTAATACCGCTCATAACATAAGAGATACCAGCTCCAGACTCTTTGATAATTTTACCACTTAAAGTAATATTATCAATAACAATACTAGGAACTGTAGAACTACTATCTTCGAAAGTTCTAGAAATATCAACAAAAGGAGTTGGTCCAGTTATAGTGTGAATAGATGTATTATTCCACTTAATCTCAACAGGTCTGTTTCCAGCCGAGAATGCATAAAAATCATCTAAAAAAGTATCAGTATTGAGTAGATTGTTAATATGCATATTTTTTAATCTTGTGTGGGTTTCTTCGTATATTTATGATATCATCATGGTTACAATATCACTATTGTTTAGCAAAAAATCTGTACTCACTTCTCTGATATAGTATATATTATTTTTATTTATTTTAGAAGAATGCATAATATTTTAATTTATTTTTGTGGGAGTCAAACTATTTGTTGGAGTAATTGATGGCGTTAAAAATGGAGTAAGAGTATTAGTTGGAGTAGTAGTAGGAGTTTCACTATTAGTTGGAGTAGCAGTTGGTGTTATTTGTGTTATACAAACACAGTCTATAGCGGGCATGCAACAATCACAATTAGTAGAACACGAGTTCGAGTTTTCAAATTTGATTGTTATGAATGACCTGTCTGCTGTAAAGACATAACTTTTATCAAGCCAACCCATACTCTGATATGATTGCGGCGTGCTTACTCCACAAGGTGAATTAACAGTATAATTTTGACTTACTGTGTTATTTCCTATTACCGATAGTAAACATGATGGTGGTGATGAATAAGGTCCACTTAGTTCTGGGTTACTATAAAGAAACCCTGTTAATTTAAAATTAATAATATACGATTGTCCTGTAGTAAGACCACTTATCGATTGTTGAATAGATCCCTTTCGTATTTGGACCAGATTTTGATCAGCTACAACCAATAATTCACACTTGCCCAAGGCTATCCATCTATTTAATGGTTCTTGTGAAAGACTATAGGATAATGAGCGAATTACAGAATAATCGCTTAGGGACCAACTAGTTACTGTTCCTCCTATACCCGTAGGACCTCCTAGAGATCCTTGTTCAAAATCTCCATTCAATATAAGATTATTACTACAATTATTACAATTTAGCGTTTTAGTTGGAGTAACAGTATTGGTTGGAGTTGTCGTTACTGTTGGAGTAACTGTTGAGGTTGTCGTTACTGTGGGAGTAACTGTTGAGGTTGTCGTTACTGTGGGAGTAACTGTTGAGGTTGTCGTTACTGTGGGAGTAACTGTTGAGGTTGTCGTTACTGTGGGAGTAACTGTTGAGGTTGTCGTTACTGTGGGAGTAACTGTTGAGGTTGTCGTTACTGTTGGAGTAACTGTTGGGGTTGCTGTTCTTGTTGGAGTAACTGTTGGGGTTGCTGTTCTTGTTGGAGTAACTGTTGGGGTTTCTGTTTTCGTTGGAGTAACAGTAGTTGTTGGAATGGGTTCGGGTTCACAATCTTCTTTGATACCATCTCCGCAGTCAGAAGCTCTTACAGATTCTGGATCCACATTAGATCTTGTTGCATAAGTCCAATAATTAGCATTAGTATTATTAGTATTTCCTCCCTTATAATAAGCTGTTTTATACCATTCATTTTCGCTAGGTAAGAAATATTCGGCACAAGTAGATCTGTTTCCAGAAGTTATTACTCCATCAGAATTAAGTAAATATGTTCCACTATTGGAAGTATTCCATCCGTTGGGTTTATTATTATTCAACCAATTAATATATTTAAGAATACCATATGAATTAACAAATCTCACAGACTTATTACCCATACATGGTTGAGCAGAGTATGAAAAATTATTCCCATTTGGAACTCTATTTATACCTCCATAACAACCGCTCATAGCGCTATCATAAACATAATTTGATTGAGTTAAAGTTATTCCTGTTGATGCCACATTATTAAGAAATGATACATAATCATCATTTGTTACAGGGTACTTGCTCATCTTAAATGTATATGGAACACTACCAAAACCATTGGAATCAGGTTTATTTCCAGATGGTAAACTTCCTATATCTGCAACATGAACCATATTAACATAATTATAAGGATTGGTATATGATCCTACTCTAAAACTAATATTATCAGCACTTAGGTTGTTGTATACTGAACTAACATTTTTCCCTATTTGAGATGAGCCAAAATGACCTCCTCTTAGTTTAAAAGAAGCAGGATTAGCGTTAAGATTTGCTGAATGTACCGCCTCCCAAACATTACCATCCATATCGTATGTTCCATACTCACTAGGTCCTCCGTTAGTCCCTACAGTAGTAACACTAGCAGAATTTCTTACTGGAGAATTATAAACATTAGAACAATCTGGGACGCAAATACCCCACTTAGCTTTATTGTCAAAATTAGCATGATTATCGCAACTCTTGGCGCAATCTCTTATGCATTGTAATAATACCTGATCAGAACTAGCTATATCCGCACTGTTCTTCTTATTTACTCTGGCCGAGAGTACCGATACGTTATTATTTAAACCTATCGCAAAAGATGTTATTTTACCAATTCCGCTACCAAAAGAAACTATTCCTGTATGAGGAATTAATTTAACACTAGGAGAGGATGATGATAATTCATAAGTATATAGATCTCCTGGTTTATGTCCACTCATACTAACTACTATAGGTATTGGTTCACAGCATAAGTTACCTGAAACTGTAATTGTATTATCTTCAGAATCTAAAAATTTAATATTAAGATATTTATTCCTAGAAACAATAGATGGTAATCCACTAGACTCTATCAATAGGTTGGACCTAGATCCATCAATACAATTATTACTAACAACTTTAAGTTCTAAATTAATTAAACTATTATTGGTTTTTTCATTAACATTATGGTAGGCTAAATTACTATTACAAATAGTTATATCATCATAATTTTTAGGACAAAATTCTAAAATAGCATTTATCTCTTGAGTGTCCCCATATGCTGTAAAAATTCCTGATAATGGGGTAATTTTGCATGGCCAATTAGCAAAAGACGAGGCAAAATTATAAGAGTAAGCCATACCATACTTTAAATTTGTAATTGTACTATTTACAGTATGGATATGTCCTGATGGTATAATATTTTGTCCAGAAATACTTATACTGGGACATAGATTATCTTTAGATATATCATAATTTTTATTAACAAATATAGGAAAAGTTTTAACAGAGTCCTGAAGACCTTCTATCCCTGTAGGATCTCCGTAGTCATTACACAGAATAGCTAAAGGGTCATTATCACTTTTTGTTCCATAATTCCAATATCCTGGCTTATTTGGTCCATTCTTATTAGGATCATAGTAGGCCGCTTTGTACCATTCATCTTCACTTGGTAAAAAATATTTAGCATCAGGACTACGCACTATATTGTCTGATAATAAATTATATGTTCCATTATCAAGATTTATAGAGGATAAATCATTGTTTAACCAGTTAATATATCTTGCTGCCATTTTCCATTTAATAAAAGTTACTGGTTTATTTGTCATCATACTTTTCACAATATACTTATTCCCGATCTCATTACATTTTATATATAAAATTCCTCCTATTGGACTTGATCCCATTCTTTCATCATATAACTGATAGTTATTGGATCCTTCTGGATCTACAAAATTTAGAAATTCGCAATATCTAGAATTATCAATTAAACGACTACTTATTCCATAAGTATAATTAACTTGACCAATAGAATTATTTGCACAATTATCAGGAATATTTTGTTCATCAGCTACTGGTACCAAATAATTTAATATATTAATATCAGAAGTATTGATTGATGCTACTCTAAAACCAAAAAATCCTTCATTTAACATACTGTCATAATGAAATTTCTTTCTATTGTTTTTACTTAAAGAAGCTGGATTAGTGTCAGCGTAGCATCCTCCTCTGCATATTTTTAATTCTTTATGTTCTGTGCTACTAGTTTCTGTCCATTCATATACCTGACCACTAATATCATATAATCCATAATAGCTAGGATCTCCATTAGATGTTACAGAAGTAACATTCCCTTCATACGAATCATTCCATTTTGCTAAATTTTTATAATTTGCACTATTTCCGATAGTATTTTTATTTTTAGAAATAATTTTTAATTCTATATGAGCATAGTTATTATATTGCATAATTAAATTCCGTTACCTAAGCTATTTGATAAAACACAAGTGGGTAAAGAATCACTAGCTGTAGCATAATTCCAATATCCTGAACTAGTTCCGCCTGCTTTATAGAATGCAGCTTTTTGCCACTCGTTTCCATTTGGTATAAAAAATTGAGCATTTATTGTTCTATTTGGACTATTTGTATTTCCTGTCAACTGATAAGCTCCGTTCTCTGTAGTACTATTATTTTGATTTCCTGTTGGCTTGCTATTGTGTAACCAATTGCAATATCTTGCAGCATTATACCAATTTACAAAAACAACCGGTTTATTTTGATAATTATTTTTGACTGTATAAATGTATGATCCCGAAATTCCTGACCTTATTATGCCTCCTCTATTACCATTCATATTAATATCATATACTTCAAAAGTATCTAGTGCTGCTATATTATTTAAAAATTCAGCATATTCGCTATTTGTTACTAAAAATCTACCAATACTATATATATAATCAACATTACCTATTCCAGAATCATCATTAATATTTTCACTATCTGAAATTACAATAAAATTATTTAAATTATTTAATACAAATGAACCTACTCTAAAACCTATCTGGTTTAATACTGTTGTTGGCTGTTGAATACCTTCATATGTTCTTAATAATCTGTTATCTATACTATTCCAGCTACCTCCCTTAACTCCTCGCGCTCCAGCATTCCACAATCTTTCTGTCCATTCCCAAACATTACCATTCATATCATGAATTCCATACGACGATCCTTTTCCATTAGTTCCAACCGACGTTACATTACCACTTAAATTATCCCAACTAGCACAATTATTATAATTAGCAGTATTACTGGTTCTAAAAATTATTGAGCTAACACTAGGAGTTATGGTTGGAGTGGTTGTTAGAGTAATCGTAGGCGTATTTGTTAAGCTAGAGGTTGGGGTAATAGTTGGAGTAACAGTAGGCAATACATTAATCATTGAGCTAGTAGTAGGGGTGGGAGTTGTTGTTAAAGTAGGTGTGTTGGTTGGGGTTTGTGTTGATGTAATAGTATTTGTTGGAGTTAAACTTGGACTAATTGTATTAGTTGGGGTAACTGTTAATGTTGTCGTGGGAGTAGAGGTAATGGTTGGAGTGATTGTTGGAGTAGAAGTTGGAGCAGCTACTAATTCAAAATTAAGATTATACAAAGCCTCTGAGCCTAGTTGTTGAATTCTTATAACATAAACTCCAGAGCTTAACGGAGTAGCGTTGGTTAAAATATTATTATTAATATCATCTGATCCAAAATGTTGTTGATCCAACATTAAATTAGGATTATCTCCGGCCGTCCATGATAGTCCTGATTGAATACCTATCCAAGCAATACTGTCAAGAGATACATAATTTACTAAGGAAATAGAATTTAATATATGATTTGAATCTATTTGAAAATTAAAATAATCACTATTTCCACCAACAGATCCTACTACTCTACTATTTCCACTAATAAGAAAAACAGAAGTAGGCGAATTAGGTGAGTTTGATAACGGTCCATCTCTACTTTCGTCATGAACAACAACATTAATACTAATAGGTAATTCTGTTGAGGTAGGAGTTGGTGTTATAGTTTCTGTTGGAGTCGGAGTTATCGTTTCAGTAGGAGTAGGAGTAATCGTTTCTGTTGGACTAGGGGTTATTGTTTCTGTAGGAGTGATCGTTGGAGTAATTGTTGGAGTAGTTGTCGATGTAGCTGTTATGGTTGGAGTAACAGTAGGAGTAGTAGTATTAGATGGAGTAGGAGTAGGTTGAATATATAATGTAGATAAATAATTAACTCCATTAGTAATATCAGATATAGTTCCGGATAAACTTGCAGTAATATCTCCAGAAATATTAACTAATATACTATCATTATCATATATTCTACTATTATAATGTAATTCTCCAATACCATAATTATTCCATTTTAATATACTAATCTTAGGAATACTAGCTAAATCTTGAGTATAGTTTTCTGCGGTTGCTACTTCAGAAAATTTAATGTTTGTTCCTGTTACTGGGGGCACAATATCTACTATAAGATCTTGAAAGTCTTCAGGCTTAGCCAATTTATTTTCTACGATAATATCGTATGATTTATTTCCTAAATTAGCTATAGCAATACTATTACTAATAGTACCATACATATCTAATACTGCATTTCTAATTTTATCTATTGTAGTCTGTTTATCTTGTAGTTTTATAGGATCAGCAATAATACGAATTCTATCTTTGTCGCTTCTATTAGGTAATAACCGATTATTTTTTTTAATAAGCTTAATAATAATATCTTTATGATACTTATCTGGAATAAATTCTGCTAACAAATATCCATCATGAAAATAACTCCAATTATTTTTTTTATTTAATTCATAAAAATTAGTATCAATAGGTTTTTCGTATATAATTTCACATGGTTTGGAAGAAGCATCTGATACTATAATTTCTTGATATTCCGTTCTAAGAAGAGTATTACTTTTATAGTCTTTGATAACCATTTTTAATAAAATTTTTACAGATTTACTGTATCTTGATACTACATTAAGAACCGTTGAGGGAATAAAATTCTCATAACCTCCAACAATATAAGACGAAGGATTTACTGTGGCTTCAGCGCTAGAAGGTGTTTTTGTTTCTATAAAAAATTGTATTAAATACTGATCAGATGGTGCTATGTTTGACTGCTTGTACAGATCTCCTGTCATAACCTGTCCTGATAGTCCTTGAGTATTAGGTAGGTTTTGATCAAATGTTAATGATAGATTATTAGACTCTACTACCTCTATAGAAGATGTAGTGGTAAAATCCCCAATAAATGAATCTGGTATAGGAATAATGTCAGATGGAGCATTAGTCGATTGTGCTATTGTTATTCTCTGATTCTTACTTACAGACTCTATTAGTCTATTCAAAGTTATAGTTGATACGCTATTAACTCTAGTAGCATTAATAATATTTGCTATTTTAGTAGGTCTTGGTATTATTTTTTCAAAAAATACTTGTATTCCACAAGCAGCTTCTAATACTCCATATCTTTTTGCCTGAATAAACATTTTATAGTCCATCACAATTATTGCAAGAAATAGTTATAGTTCTACTAGTTAATTCTCTATTAATATCAACACTGCCGCCTAAAATTTTAAATTTAAGTATTGTAATATTTTTTGATCCCAATATTTTTAAAGTAATAGGTATTACGGCTTCTCTTAACTCGACAGAAGAGTTTCCTAAATCACTAACAGTATAATCAGTGTATAAGGGGCTATTAATAGTATAGTCAATATTATTTCCACTAATATCTTCAAGTTCGAATCTATATTCAGTATCTTTAAGTAAATCTATAACCTTAACTTTAAGAATATCCTCATTGCAACAAAAATCGGATACGCTATCAAATGTAATTGACGGTATTTTTGCATAGCAAACTTGCTTACCAATAAATTCTATAATAGGTCCTGGGGTTGGTGGATTTTTATTATCTAATGCTAACCTAGTATATAATTTCCCTGTTCTAGAATTAATAACTAGTTCGCCAACCTCTAATTGATCTGGGCTGGGGGCGTTTAAATTTTCGTAACAGTGTTTAAGAATAAGAGGTGCTGACATTTACTTCTCCTTTTATGAGCATGATCCTGTGAATATAATAGATCCGAAGTTGTAGCTATTAGGATTATTTCTAATTCGACGATTAGTTATTGGTCTTGGATCCGGATCGCTACCTAAACTAGCATATAATGATCTACTGCTAGAACTACCATTAGAAGCTAGAGTAGATACGCTAAAGTAGTATAATGATGTAGTATTTATTCCTCCAATTGATATAGATGTGCTTGTGGGACTAACAGGGCTATTGGCTGCTGTTGTCCAGGTTGCTAATTTTAGATCTTTATTATCTAATGTATTATAGATCCAATATTCTACAATATAATTTTGAAGAGTTGTGTCATCTGGTAATGAAACAACTGGGTCCCAAGACAATACTATATTAGTAGAATTTCTTATGCCGTCAAAATCTTCTCCCTGAGAGATTCTTAAATTATTAACAGAAGCTGGGGATAAAGAAGATGATGGGGTAACGCTAGTAGAAATTTGAGAGTATGCACCAAAACCAATACTATTATAAGATCTTACTCTAAATATATAGCCTATATTGTTAGTAACAGTTGGACTATTTAATATTCTTATAGTATTTTTATCAGGATTATTGGGCAATAATGTTTGTTCGTCTATTTGATCAGCAATTATCCAAACATTTCCATCGTCAATAGAGAATTCAACCACATAACCAATAATTGGCTCTCCACCGTCATTCTCAGGGGGATTCCATGTTAGTATTACTGAATTATTTTTTGGATTTGCTACTAAGTCTAAGGGAGCAGATGGCGCTGTTGGTGCTGGAGGAGGTATTAGTGAAACAATTTGACCAAGATTATTAATTGTCAAAGGATAATTAGGAGCATAAACTTTTTGAGTTAATGATAATTCATATGGTATAGGAATCACTCCCTTCCATAATGGACCTAATACTACATCTTTTGTAATTAATTGATCAGTATATGTTGTTCCTCCGATAGTCAAATCAGCATAATTTGATAAATCTTTCGTACCTGATATTGCAACACCGGTTATAGGAATTGTAGTTCCATACGTTTTTTCAAGTTCCAAATTTAAGGCTGGATTACTATTAGGTAGCAAAATACCCTGTTTAATATTATTTAGTGTGGCTATTCTATATGGTTCTTTAGTATTTATTGTTATTTTAGGATTAAAATCAGGAAGTATACCAGTTGCTATAGAGCTTGTTTCTCCTATGGTTTGAACCAGAACGCCACTCTCTAACGATCCAATTACGCTGTTATTTATTTTTGTATTAATTCTAAATGCTGGAGTCAATCCTGTGGGCAATCCAGACTTATCTTTATCAAACCAGTCATTTTCATATCTGGTAAATAAAGTTGGTCTATGTCCATACACAACAAAGTCTATATTCTCAGCAAGCTTATTGAAGGCTGTGTGGATCTCTGGACGCAAACTAATAGTATTAGATGTTCCTGGTTTAAATTTGTATTCAGATGTGGTTGTGGGAGATGTAATTAGTCCTTCGCAAGAAAAAACTCCAGTAGCCTGTGGCTCCATGAGCATATCCAAATAACCACCCTTTTGAACAGAAAAAGCATACGCTATTAGTCTACCATCATTTGTATTATCTGGTGCCAATTCTAATTTAGATTGTCTTGCAAAATCTGCTGGTATTGGTGGACAAACATTCATTACCAAATTACTTTCATCAGTAAATAATCCACTATTTACTACTCTACCTCTAGAATCTACTAATCCTTTATTAGATATTTTAACATATATTACATTTCTCTTTTGATTATATATAGCTATAGTCTCATTAATAGCAAATTCATTTTTAAGTTCACCAACAGTTACTGGTCCTGTTCCTCCATCTGATGGTTCTATATCAACAAATCTAAAAGAATCAATTTGGGTATAATCTGATTCAGGATCTAGACTAAACTCTATTGCTCGTCTAGGATATTTTTCCCAAATCGCTCCTGGTAATCTTAAAAATTCATTTGGTTGCCAATAAGCAATATTAGAACCTCCATGAGTTAATAAGCTGCCAGAATATGACTCTAAAACAGGGCCGATGGCTAAATTATCGGTATATAATAATACTTTTTGTTTTTGATCTTCTTCAGATTGTTCTGTTGTTGATTCTGATGTTGAGGACGACGATATCGTTACAACTTTATCTCCTCCTTCGAATTTTAAATTAGATGGAGGATTACCAACACTAAACCAAGAGCTTCCAACTAAAACGGATCTATTGTCTTGATAAACAATGCTATTATTAGGAATACTGGTTATAGATGCTAAATATTCTCCACTAACGGATTTAGATATCAAATTGCCAGAGGAAGATATTATATTACTGCCATTGGGATCCTTAAATAAGTAGCCACCGTTTGGCCCTGGAAATAAGCCTCCAGGAATTTTTTTGCCTTGACTGTCTACATAACTAATCCCACTAGATTCTATTAGTATCCCAGCAGATTTATCAACTGTGCTTGCTACTCCTGTAGTTACTAATACTGGTTGAGTAAATACTGTTTTGTCTGGCCTTAAGATCAATCTACCAGTATCTTCTCCTGTCTGATTAATAAAATATGTTAAGCCTTTTACAGAAACAACCGTTTCTGTCGGATCAATAGCTGTTGTATAATTCCTATCTAAATCTTTTATAACAAGAGGATTAATCTTTAAATAATCAGCATAAAGTAAACCACTAATTGTTACAGAAGCTATTTGTCCTGTTCCTGACACAAAAGGCTCTGCTTGCTTGTACTCAAATGGAGTATCTGTTCTAATAGTAATAGCAGAGTAAGGGGAGGAGTTTTCTTCATTAGCTGGATAGTAATATGCTGCTTTATGCCATTCGTTTAAGCTAGGTAACCAATAATTTTGATCTCTATTTTTAGTAATTTGATCGGTGCCTCCTGGACCAGACTGTATGCTGTATGCACCAAATTCTGTAATTCCAGGCAATATGTTATTGCCGGTTGGGGCTCCATTGCTTAACCAATTTATATATCTGATACAGCTTACATAGTCCACGAATACGACAGGCATACTCTCCATATTATTTTTAACATAATAAGTGAACGGTATTGATGTTCCATTACCAGAAACTGATATTCCTCCAACTGGACTAGAAGTCATACTTGACTTATATAATCCACTAATTGAAGATACTCCTGTCGCCACACTGTTTAAAAATGCTAAATACTGACCATTAGTAACTTCATATGAGCTAATTCTGAATGGATATGAAACTACACCCAGATCAGATTTTGTAATAGGTAACGGGTCGTCGTTAGTATCATTAAATCTGTTTGTCCAAGCTTCTTCATATATAGGGCTAGTATCGGAAGGATTATTAATATCATCAACTCTAACAAAATCTATTGATAAAGCATTTTCTAAATTGTGAGAATATCCTGCTTTGGAACAAATTCTAAATCCAATATCGTCCAAACCACTATATCTTGGCGTTGCAATATATCCTCTTAAACTATTATTATTGGCTGTTCTCCAAGAGCCGCCACAAACATATTGATAGCTAGCATATGAATACTGTTTATTCTCATCTTCCACCCACTCTGCAACATTCCCATTTTGATCAAATGTTTTATAATAACTAGGCTTTCCATTATTCCCAACCACAGTAACTTTTCCAGACCAAACAGGATCAGCAGCATCGGCAAAATTAGCTGAATTATTAGCTGAACTATTAATAGAGCCATTTCCATCCGAATCTATCTTGGACTGGGTAGGTGGAGAGCCTGATACATGAGTGGCGTACTTAAAGTAAGCTCCGGTAATATTTTGATTACTTCCTACATTAGCTAATATATTAAAAGCAGGCTTATCTTCGGAACCAAATACTGTAAAATCAATATTTTTCTTTTTAGTATTAAATACCGTATTAGCTTGTGGTCTAGAACTTAAAACTATAGCAGTAGCGTCTGATATGGTTTCGGAGGTATATATTGTATTGGTTAATATTCCACCTTTGGATACTGAATATACTTTGAGATTTACGGTTGATCCAGTAAATAAAACATCTTGATCTATTAAGATTCTAGTGATAATATCATTATTGATTGTTAAATCTCTAATTCTTCTATAAATAGTAGTATTGTTTGACAAATTTAAAATAGCTATTTGATCACCAATACTAAATTCCTCCAGAGGAGTATTTTCTATTTCAATCTCTTGTGTTATTTTATTTAAGCAAACCTGGGCGGTTCTATAAGGATACCTATCCCAAATCACATCTTTGCCGCCTATTTTTTGTCCTGTCTCATAGGGCCAAACTCCATCTTTTGGTATTTGTCCAACAACAGTGCCATCTGTTTTAACGCTTAATAGTCTTTCTTCGGAACCGCCACTTAATCCAGGGATTTTAAAACCTGTAGCTGCTATAACTCTATTAGAAGAATCAATAGATAGTAATGAATTTACTGACGATATATATGGTAATCTAAGACTTGTGCTAACAATAGCTGTACCTGTTAAATTAACGCTTGATAAGGCAGCTATTCCTACATTGGTTCCAGTAATACTGATGTGTGTTCCACTTAGTCTAATTGATGAAGTATTAACGTCTATTAATGCATTATTAGATTCTATTTTTGTTCTATCAGAGCTGGTTGATATTGTTGTTTTAGATGAGGCGCCATTAGATACAGAAATATCCAGCTGTCCTAATTTAGATGAAGCTGATTTTATTTTAGTTTCTATGGTAGCAAAATCTATTTTATTAGAAGCATTATCTTTTCCAGCAAAAACTATTCTGGCTATACTACTACCATTTGATCTAGGAGATGTGAAGGGGTTATCATATAGAGTAATATCAGCTGGATAACAATTAGCTCTGTTCTCTAAACGAATACCTTCTCTACATAATGTATTAAATACGTGTAATATTGTTGATGGTTTTACTATAGATCCTGTATTTACTCCTGATGGCATATTAATGCCTAGTCTTCCGTCATAACTAAAGTATAAGTTTTTAGCTGGATAGCCCGGAGCATTTCCGGTGCCATAAACTATAAAATTAGATCCGTCTTTTGTTTGATTTAATATTAAATCATGATCTCCACTACTAGGAATAATATTTTTAGCGGCTGATTCTGTACTAGATCCGAAAAGTAATTTGTCATTATTCCCTTGATATAGTGATGAATCATCAAAAGAACCATTATTATTAAATTGTAAAGATCTATCCGCTCCTGTTGGATCGCCCAAAACCCGAAAAGAAGAGTCATCAGTTGATAAAGATAATGATGATATATTATTAGTATTATTATCTTTTAATTCAATCCAATCTTTACCCGTAGATACTAATTTTGTATATTTATTACTATCTATAGCTAGTTTAAACTCTTCGCAGTTTAGGCTTAGAACTCCAGAATCTCCTAAAGTTTTAAATTCTAGCTCTACAGCTTCACATAGAACTGGGTCTGGAAGGGATGCTGTAACATAACCGCTAGAAACATCAACTATATAAACGCTTTTACGCGGTTCGATATTAAAATCTTTATTGCAGATAAATACATTATTAAAAGCATTATTAAAGTTTACATTATGTACAAAAATGTAGAATTGTTTGTTTCCATTTTTGCTAAAGTCTACGTGTTGATTATTGTTTGAAGAAACTGATATTTTTTTATCTTTTAAAACTAATTTATTATCAACTTTATCTAAATATCCTACTCCTAATTCATATTCTATATTTTTACCATCAATATTTCTAGCCAAATAAGGAATAGAAAATCCATAGTCTTGTATTGATAATGATGCATATCCTGAGAGAGGACCTAATAACGTAAAAGTATTATTACTGTTATAAATAAATTCACAACCAACATTATCAAATATTTTCATTATATAAACCTATGTTTGTGATATTAAATTAAATCCGGCATATTCTTAAGTAATCCACCACTTTGTGTATTTTTATCTATTAATGATTTAAAAGCATCTCTCATTTTAGATAATACTATATTTTGTAAATCTGGCTTTAGTTGATTCAATGCGCTATCTCCATTGATAATAATATTGAGATCATGTTTTCCTGTAATATTAATTTCTGAAGGAATAGCTTGTAAACCGGCCAAAGTATCAGCCACACTCTTTAGTCTATTTGTAAACTGATTTAATTTATCCAAAGCTCCACTATCAATAGATGATACACCATTTGTGGTTGTTTGGGTTGTGGTTGAGGAGCCACTAAAAGCTTGTTTTATAGCTTCCGGAATAGTACTAATAAGCTTTCCAGTAAGATTTTGCATAAAGCCAGCAAAATCAAATGAGGCATTTCTACCAGATACATTTCCAGCATCTTGATAATAATTAGGGAATACTATTCCACCATTATTCAAATATTTAACTATACCTCCTTGATTATAATTACCACTATTAATAGCCTCTAAAACTGGCTTATATTTATTTGTAGATTCTCTATTGATCACAAATTCTCCAGGAGTTAACATGGCAGGAACAGTGTCTGTTCCTCGTGGTTGAAAATTAATTAGTTTACCCTTACTAGCATATACTAAACCTCCAGTAGCATAATTATTCGCAATGTCTGCACCAGCGCTTGTCTCCTTCTTTTCTGGCTCTTTAGCTTTTTCTTCTGCTCTAACCTTAATTAGTTCAACTATTTTAGGTATTGTTGGTAGTTCTCCGTACTTCTGCCCGGCTAATAAAAAGTGAGATTTTTGAAAACTATCTCTATCATTTAGTGTAATATCTTGTTCAACTTTTGGTATATTACTTGATAGCTGTTCTGGCGATAAGCTTGTATTTAAATAATTATCTTGAGCGCCGTACCAAGTTTTTAGAGCCATCGCGCTCTTAGCTGCATCACTAAGTTTAGCTTTATTATAATAGTCTATTAATACATCTAAATAATTTTGTCTAGTTTTTTGTTCAGGAAAAATATTTTCTGGTACTAGTGCTATTTTTTCTACTTGAGCTACTGTTGTTGGACTTTCTCTAGCTTCTGGACTAGTTTCTGTTTTTTTACCGTCTGCTCCTATGGTATATAATTTACCTCCTTCAAATTCTAAGCTTTCTTTTTGTTGTGATGTTAGTGCTGTGCTAACATTACTATTTTTAGCTTGTCTAATAGTTTTTTCTCTTCTTATCAGGTCTGATAAACCAGATTCTGCTGTGCTAGCTGCTGCTGCTGCACTACTTAAATCTATGCCAGATGACTTGAAATATAATGATTCTTTTTGTGCATTGTCTGGTTTATAAAGAGTTGAAAATATACCTCTCCAAGAATCTAATAATAAGTATGATGCTCCTCTATTATCAAATTTTGGCTGTATACTAAAAATACCACTAGCTAAACCACCAACATCTGCTAAGCTGTTTGGGTCTTTTAATGATACTGGTAAATTAGCATTTTGAAATTCTTTTAGGGCTAGTCTTTGAGCAACTTTGGCTATAGCTATTCTTACTTCTTCAACTTCAAAGTCTGTTTTTACATCTTTAATTTTATCAAATCCTTCTGCTTTTTCTGTTTTAATTTGTGATATTTCACTTCCCCTCTTTTTAATTCTATCTAATCTAGCTTGTGTATATGCTTTAGTTAATTCTCCTGATAGAGTAAAATTTTCTAAAGTTGGTTTGGTACCAGATCCTGGTGCTAAAAAGTTAATATTATCTCCTAATGATTGTCCAATTGATGTTGTTTTAAATAAATTCAAAGCATCGGAAGGTATAAATGATAATCCTAAATTATCTCCAGTTAATGGAAAAGAAAATGCTAAATTTTTCATATCTTCGCCAGAGTCTATTCTTTTTTGTAATTCTTCTCCATTAGGCATATTATTATTTAACATCTCTATAACAGAATCTATATTTTGAGCGTATATTTTTTTATTTTCAGGAATTAACGAGAATGGATTAGTAGCTTCAGATCCTTTAGCAGCAGATATCATTATATACTTGTTGATGTCGTTTCCTAAATTTCTAGAATTAGGATCAAAGAGTGGGGCTTCTACTTCGCTATAGCTAAATTGAAATCTTGGGTCGTCTGTTTTAGCTTGTGCAACAACCTTTATTGGAGGCGCATTGTTGTCGCTAAATGATGCTTGTGCTGATGCTAATTGTTTTTCTAGCAAAGGGCTCCTAGAAGTTTGTGCTGATGTCCAAGCAAAAGATTTAGCGCCCCCTCCAACTTGTTTATTTGTGTCAATATTGTATGGCAGTAAACTTAATAGTTGATCAGCAGTTGCTGAATAAGATTTTCCGGCCCCTCCAGGAAAAGCTTCTTTTAATTTAGGCACAGTATTACTAAACCAATCTTCTGGAATATTATAGAGAGTTACTGGCCAGTCAGTAATTGTATTATTGTGTAATACAGAACCTACGGAGTCTGTGATTGTGGTTTTAAAAATTCTTTTCTTATACAAAGCATCTAAATTGGTAAAATCTAGTTTTGTCTGACTCAGTCTCTCAGATTCTGAGAATGAAGAATCTCCAGAGCCAATATATTTTTTTAGATTTTTTTTATAGTTTTCAAAATCTAATTTTAGTTGATTAATAGTTGCTAATTTAGGATATAAATAGGTTTTTGCTCTTGTAAAAATAGGATCGAAAGGAATAACATCTTCTAATGTCCAGTTTGGATCATCAATATTTGATAAACCAGAAGCTAATTTTTTGGTTCCTGAAAAATATCCTTTTTGCCATCCTACAATGTTACTTACTTCTCCTCCTCTATTAGGTATAACTGAAGATAAATTATCAACTAAAAATCCGCTACTATTATCTATTTTACTTAATCCAGATACTTTATATTCATCTCCATCATTTAGGGTTTTTTGTGACGTAATTTTAGGAGTTAGTTCTGGTGGAGTTAATGGTGATTCTGGCATTAAATTTTTAGTTTTTTGATCTGATATATTCGTCCATTTATCTAAAATTTTATTAATCAAGTTAAGATATACGTCTGTTTGATTTTTTGATAATGCTTTTTTAGAATTGATGTCTATCTCTTTACTTATCTTATCAAGATCTGGAATACTTATAAATGGTTTTAGTGTTTTTCTAAAATTTGGTCCAGCAGGAGTAGTTCCGGTGAAATTATTTAGGAGTATGCCCTCTCTCTGTATGAAACTTTCATTTCCTACCCCAAAAGAAGACTTTATAGATCCTAATTCTATTGGATTTTCTCCTCTTCCAACGGCATATGCTGCATTAGGAACTTTATACAAAGGAGTTGATGGGGAAAATGCATTTTCATTAACGTTATTGATATCTTTAAATTGTATAAAATCTTTTTCTGTAGTTTCTAAATTATTATCTCTATTACTTGATTTTGCTTTATTAGCATTCGTATTTGTATACCAGCCCCCGCGTTCTGCCCAATATCCAACCAAACCGCCGTCTTCATAATATTTAACTTTTCCACCACTACTATAATTTCCACTATTAATATTTTTCAGCAATGGCAAATGTTTTTGTGTAGCAGCTCTGTTGATAACAAACTCTCCAGGAGTTAACATAGCTGGTACAGTATCTGTTCCTTTTGGCTGAAAATTAATTAATTCTCCAGCACTAGCATATACTACTCCTCCTCTGCTTTTACCGGCCGCTACTCCTGGTACTCCTTTTTCTTTAGCAATGCTGACTAAAGCTTGTATTCCAAGATTAATATCACTAAGAGTTTGACTTTCAAAACTTAATTTAACTCCAGCTATAGCTGTGGCTAATTTTTTAGCAGCAACTTCTGCGTTATTGTCTGCTATGCTTTGATTAAGTTCTCCTAAAACTCTATTAGCTTCAGTTTGTAGAGCTACTCCCTCTCTATATGTTGCTATAGCTTCTGCCATTTGAGGATCTCCTTCTGGATCCCTTAAGCTATCCAGCACCTCCTGCATCATAGGATCTATGCCAACATTACTTTCTTTTAACATAGCCTCTAACATATTAGCTCTCATAGCTCCTTGTTGATCTCCTAGCATAGGAGCTATCATATTAAATGCTTGTAAGCTTTCACTTCTTTGTTCAGATGTGCTTCCAGCATTAACATTACCAGCCATATTATTTTGCATTCTGGCCATAGCATTACGAAAATTATTTAATTCTTCAGGATTGCTAGTAGCTAGTTTTTCTATAACATTAGCTCCAGCTTGTCTTTTTTGTTGTATCTCATTGATTTTGGACAGAGCCGCTCCTGCTAATTCTCCACTATCTGCTAATTGTTTAAGTGCGGCATAATTTTCTCTTAGCGCTAAATTAGTTCTACCAAGATTATTCTGCATAACCATAAATTCATTGCGTCCTGATGATCCTCTATTAGCAGCACTATCTGATAGTGCTTGCTGAGATCTTCTTGTATCCTCTAATCTATTAATATTTCGTCCAATATCTCTAGGATCAGTCAATCCTCCTGTTTGACTTTTAATATCCATAGTTGCTGCTTTACGGCTTTCGTCTAAAGAAATACTTTTACCAAAAGCTTTTTTAAGTTCTAATTGTCCTTGATATTGTATGCTTGCTGCTTTTCTAAAATTAGCATTAGCCTCTATTTGTAATCCAACATTAGTATTCATAGCTTGAGCATAATCATTGAGATTTTTTTGCCAGAATTCTAAAGCCTTATTAGCCATTTCCTGTGCTCTTCGTGCAGAATCTATAGCTTTGGCAAAACCTGGTACTCTTTCTACTATTTCGTCAAAACTTAATTCTGTATCTCCTTTAGCGGTAATGTCGCTAAATGCTCGTCCTACTTCTTTGCTTAGTTTGTCTGTTATGTTGCTTGGTAAACCTAATCCATTTAAAGATTTATTCAATTCAAATCTTATATTAGTTGCTATTTTTTCATTACTAGCATCAGGACTATCTTTTCTAACTCTATTTATCGTTGATAGCACAGTATCTTCAAGCTTATTCCCTAATCCTAATAATGGTGCTATAGTTTTAGCTTGAGACCCAAACATTTCGGCCCCTTGAGTTGCGGCCATATTATTTTCAGTATCAGAATATGCTCTTTGATTTTGTAATACATTAATACTCTTAAGTGAAACTTGTCCTGCTTGAGCTTGTCCGCTTAGTGCTAAAGAACTTAATTCTGCTGATCTGGTTAATGAATCTAATTCGAAACTAACTTTACCAATAGCTTGATCCATTTGATTAAACATTCTTTCCAAACTAACTGTCATACCTTTAATAGCTTTATCTAGCTTATCCATCTCTAATTGTCTTAAAGCATTATTTAATTCTAGTGTGGTTCTATACGCGGCCTCTTCTGCGATAATATTTTGTTCTGCAACTCTTTTTTCTTCTGGACCCAGACTATTACTAGCACGAATATTTAGTATTTGTTCTTGAACAGCAGTATTTGATCTTGCTATATTTTCAGCTAATTGAGTTGGAGCACCACTAGAATCTTTAAGTTCTTTCATTACATCTTCCATGCTGGTGCCAGTTTTAAGCTTGCTTTCAAATAGTCTTAACGTTTGTTCAGCAACAGGTTTAAATTGAGCAGACTGTTCCTTAGCCATTTGAGGGGCCATAGAGGCCATAATATTATTTCTGTTAATATCTGCTTGATCCATTGATCCTTTGAACATACTTTCTCCGCCGGTCGCTGCTTGATATGCTGCGTCTGGTATTCCTCCTAATGTGGCATTGGCCATCATTCCCAAAGGATTTTGACCAAATGCACTAGATTCCATATATGCTCCAAAACCCTTCTTTTCTAATATTTGACTTCTTTGAGCAGCTTCACTACCTCCGCTCAGAGCATCAAACATATTAACCCAAAATGCTTTTGGAACTTCAGCATCAATTCTTATTCCTTCAGCTACATTTTGACCAGCAAAAGTTAATTCTTGTTGTATGGTGTCTAAAAGGTTGAGATTTTTTATATTTTTCTCAAAATCATCAAAAGCTCTAGCTACTCTATCCATACTATTTTCTACATTTTTAGAAGCTAATGCTTTATCAAATTCCCTAGCTGCATTATGAGCATCTTTAAACGCTCCAGCAATTGTTACCGCTGCTGTTCCAATAGCAACAGCAGCCGCTGCAAACAGATTAAACGGGGGCGGTAAAGATGTTAATGCTTGTTTAGCGAGAGCAGCTCCGGCTCCTACTGTTTGAGTTGCATTCCCCACAACAGCAGATGCTACTGCTCCTCCTTTACTTTCTGTTCCTCCTAATTCTTTAATAGCAAATTCTGCTGCTGATCCTAAAGCAGCGACTACCAATGCTGCTTTTTGTAATTTATCACTAAATTTCTTATTAGAATCCATATTTTGAGCCGCTTTAATAGCTTCGTCTCCAAGCTCGCCTAGTTTTTCTTTAGCTACTCCGCTAGCTGCTGCAACTTCCTCAACCGCTCGTGCTTTGAGTCTTTCTGCACTATTAGCTTCTGTTAAAGCTTGTTGTAATCCATCAACGCTAGCTATAGCTTCCTCATAGGATACTGAAGCATCTTGTAATTTAGTTGCTAATTGATTAACCATAGCGTCTAATTTAGCCGTATCCACACCCGATACCTCTGCTGATCCTATAGCAGAACGTAACGATGATTTGATACCTTCTTTGGCACTATCTCTTTCCTTCTCATCTGTGCCAGTTAATTTATCTCTACTTTGAATAATATTTGCTCGTGCTGCTCCAACAGCTTTTGGTACTTCTTCTTTCAACTTCATGAAAGTTGAACCAATATCTTGTTTAAGCTGTTTGGTATATTGAGACAGCGTTTTGCCACTCTGTTGAGCCATAAGCGCCATATATTTTTCAGCATCTGCTACCTTGATGGACGCAGCAGCTCTAGCAGCAGCCGCAGTCTCTGCTGCTTTAAGTACTCCGCTTGTTGTTCCAGCATCCACTGATTTTTCTACATCTTGTCTAGAAGTAGCGTCTCCGTATTCTGCTGCTTTTTTGGTTTCTGCTTCGGTTCGTACTGATGATGCTTGAGCTAGTCTACTTTCAGCATCTCTTACAGCATCTCCGGAACTTCCACGTTTTAGTTCATCAACTTTTGCTGTTTGTTCCTCAGTACTTAAATTATTCCAATTAGCAGTTTGATTTTGAGCGGCTGTTACAAGTTCCTGATATGCTTTATCTCTATCTTCCTTAGCTTTAACTTCAGCTTGACGGCTATCGTTTATAGTTTGTGTTAAATTATCAAATCCTTCTAAATATTTTGTTTTGGCTGTATTGAACTCGGTTTCATATGTAGCAAATTCAGTAGCTAATGAGTCTATTTGTTTTTGAATAATAGCCGACTCTATTGGGGATGCTGCTTCTCTTTGTCTCGTTTGTAAATCAGAGGTTTGTGCTGTAAAATCTTTGCGTCGAATATCTAATTCATTTTGTGCATTTATCGCCTGATCTTTTGTATTTATCGATCCAACAGGTTTTGGTTTATCTGGCGGAGCGGATGCTGCCACATCTGTATTTTGTATAGCGGAACTAAGAACATCTTGAAGTTTTGCTTCTATCTGTGGAGCTAGCTGATTAAGCATATCAAGCTCAACCATAGCAGAACTATCAAAGCTGTTATCTCCAGTATCTTTTTTGCTTTGTAATTCTTGTCTTCTAGAAGCTAATCCTTTTAAAGCATTATTTAAATCTGCTGCTGTTAAAGCTTTATTTCCTATAGTTTGTCTTAGTATATCTCCTGTTACGCTAGATCCAGCAGCTTTCATAACTGCTCTTGTTCTATTTATAGGATTCTCTTCTCCAACTCTAACTGAAGATTCATATACTTTGGTTGCAGCATCAGATCTTGCTTGAGTGGCCATCTCAAGAATATCTCTTGGATCAATAGAAGTTGAAGTTATTTGTTTATTTTCTTCAATATTTCTATTAATTCCTGATGATGATCCCAATAATTGAATTAAAGATGACTCTTGATTTGCTAGATTTCCTACATTAGCTTCTCTAGCTTCTTTTTCCGTAAGAACTCCTCTATCTATAGCTTTTCTTTGTTTAGGACTTATTACATTAGGATCTAGTTCTATTCCAGCAAATTTTGCAGCTGCCTGGCGCCCAGCTTCTGCTGCTTGTTCCAAGCTTTTACCTTGATCCAGTGCTGTCTGTTTAGCTGTATCTCTAGCATTTATAAGAGCTTTAGCAAACTCAACTATGCTCATACCAGCTTGATCAGCAGCCTTTTTTAATTGATCTATATTTATGTTTCTATCTATTTGAAATCTCTCTTCAATTTGAGATCTCGACATTCCTCCTCCAGCAAATTTTTTAATACTACTACCAACAATACCTCCTTTATTTAATCCTAAAGCTTTTGTAGCTTTTGCTCTTATAACATAACTACCTTCTGGTAAGCCTACTGGACCAATACTATCACTAGTTCCACTACCAGGACCATTAAATACACTAATTCCACCACCAGAGAAACCTCTCATACCATTACGATCAGCCTGATTCATTCGGTTTAATTTAGAGTATCCTATCTTTTTAGCAGTTTCTGGAGGTATATAAGCTTCTCCAGAGCTAACCATAGCAGGAACTGTTCTTTTTAAAGATCCTCCGCTAGCTAGCTTTGTTTTTGATTGGAAAAACTCAAGAGCGGTTAATGCACTACTTTGTGCTTGTTTATCCATTCTAACAACACTATTAGAATCATTAATTAAGTTTGGACTCTTACTATATCCACTTTGTAGTACCCATGCTGGATCAGTGGCTGGTGGCCATGTATCTTCATTGCCATATAGCTTAGGATCAATATTTGCTTGGTTCTTTGTCCAGTTAGATGGTTTTAGTGGTGTTTTCTTAACGTCTCCTCTATTTTTAAAATAGTATTCCCAAACTTTTTTAGCATCACCACTAACAGTATTACGATCAGAAGTTAGCATGCCACCATTTTCTGTAGCAGCTTCCATTACAGCATCGTATAATCTTGGACCATATCCTTTGGTTGCTGCCGATAGCCCGACAGCGTATAAATTACTATCGATTTTAGATGCTGTTACTTGTCCAGACCTCATCTCGGAGCCGGATAATAATGCTTGTGCTCCTTGTTTAAAATAAGTTGCGGTGATGGTGGATCCATCATTTCTTAATGCTATTTTACCAAACTGCTTTTCTTTCTTTTGAGCTGGTTTATCTTCTGATGATCTATTACCATAAAGATTCTTCATTAGTCCAGACATTTCTTCAGTAGCTTCAGCTAATCCACCAAGAGCAAAAGTTTTAATTATACCATCTAGTGCTTTGGTAACATTGCTACTACTAACTGTTAGTTTAGCTTGTGTTGGTATTCCTGCTGGAACGCCAAAAATCGAAGCGGCCAAAGGAGTTAGACCGCTCGCAAAATCTATAGCATCCTGAGTTGTTTTTTTACCATTACCAGAACCAAATAATGCTAATAAAGCTTCTAAATTATATCCACCTAAATTATCTTCACCAAATTTTTGACGATCTTCTTTAGATAAAGGACTTATGGTCTCATTTGGAGCCAATGCTCTAGCTGCCTCAACTTGGGCCATGTGTTGTTGTTCTAAAAGCTTATCTATGATAGAATATTTATCAGGAGATACTATTCCTGTATGAACACGTAAGGGAAATCCTTTTCTGAGTCTGTAATACGGTGCCAAATCTTTCATGTCTGTTCTTAAACCGGCGATAGCAACATCTCGGGCAGCTGCAATTTGTTCTGGAGTAAGGTCAAAATCAGCAGCAGATGTTCCTGAATATAATGTAATAGCCTGATCTGCTAAACTAGATAGTGTTGATAAAAATGGTGTTGCGTCTGAGCTTGTTAAGAAAGGTTTATCAAAAACACCACTTGCGGAACGAGGTCTTTTACCAGATGTTTGTACTTTAGCTATGGCTTTTTCTATTGCTGGTAAAGTTAATAATTGTCTTGCTCGACCAGCTCCTCCAACCTGTTGTAGCTTATCTAATATATCTTGAGCTATTGGATCAGTCTGCGACTGTACACCCCCTGATCCTGTGGATCCAGCCATAAATTTTTGTATCAATCCACCAGTACTCTTATTCATCATCTTAGAACCAACACCACGAATAATACTATCTATTTCGAGATCAGAAACATCACTACCATATGTTTCTAAGATAGTATTAAAAACTTCTGATAGTTTAGTTCTTTGTCCCTGTACTTTGACGGGAATTCTATCCTTTCCAGTTAATGCTTTAAATGCCTCCAAATTAGTTGGAGTTAGCTTTGATTGTATTGAAGTTATTATATTTTTTGGTAATGGAAGGCTAGTTGGATTAGCTATAGAACTAGAAATATAGCTCATAATATTAGGATCTATATTCAATATGCCACTTTGTTTAAACTCTGATATTGCGTTTTCAGCATTTTCATAAGAGGCTATGCGAGATGATGCTGCTCCTAATGCTGCTTGTTTACCTAATTTAGCTGTAGCTGCTGCTGATTTAGCTTTGGCCTTACCAATACGAGCAATAATATCTTCATAAAATCCTAATTCAGAAGAATCGTTGGGGTCTGGGATAAGATAAGGCTTCAGGTCTTCGGTAATTAATTCTTTTGGCGTTCTAACAAATCTTTGACCAACCTTCAATCCTGCTCCTCCTGTTTCTAGAGCATATTGACTTAATAATCTATTAGCTAATGCTATTTCGGGGGGAAGTCTTGCTCCCAATTCATCAATAGACATTACTAAAGATGGATCAGCGTCATATTCATCATATATTCCTTTTGCCCACCTTAAGTATGTTTCGCTACTAATAGGTTCTATTATATCTCTAGCTCCTTTAGCTCCAGTTTTTCCTCTTCCTTTGCCGCTACCAACTCTAACTCCTCCCGGTGATCCGGCCATAAATTTTTGTATTTTTCCTCCCAAATATTTTTTATCAATTTGGGCATTTTTAACCATATCAGCTGTCCAATCAAATGTTGTATCTTCTCCTTTATTCATTACTGCCACACCAAAGTTTTGAGCAGATGAGTTTATGTTGTCTCCTAGGGTATTACCAATTTTATTTAAAATATTATTTACATAAAATGGTTTATTTTTATCGAAATTTCTTTTAGCATCAGAGGTTATACCGGTCAAGCTACTATATGTTTTTACGTTATCTATTCCTTTTGGAAAATCGAAAAATTTTCTATCATCTTTAAACGGTTCCTCAGAGGCTCTCGCCAATCCGGCCTCAAAAATAGAACCAACTACACCAGCATAATTTGGCATACTTTGAGCAGTTGTTCCTTTGATCTTTTTTGTTTTAGGATATAGCTGACTACCAACGCTATTAATAGCTGTTGCTAGTGATGAATCTATAGATTGGGTTCTTATAGCCTCCTCTTCTGGATAATCTATTATAACTTTACCTCCCCCAGCGAATCTATTCATTCTGTTTAAATTAGATCTTCCATATTTTTGGACAGCTTGGTTGCTCATAACAACCTCACCCGGTTCCAACATAGCAGGAACTTTATCTCCTCTGCCACTGCCTGGAACTATACCTCCTTTATTAAAACCTAAAACTTTTCCACCATTACTCAATGTACTACTTCCTCCCAAGTTCATGGATGAAATAGCTTGTGTAAGAGATTCTATACTAGCAGTATTTGCTATTAATGAAGCTGTGTTATTTGTTAATTCAGACGATAAACCATTTAAAGAATTAAGAGAAGAAATTAAACTATCTATAGTATTTCCTAAACTATTTAATGAATTATTTATTTGACTAAAATCTATAGATTGATTTCTTGATGAAGAACTTGCTGATCTTGATCCTAGAACTGAAGAGGATCCTGTTTGTGATTGAATAGCACTGTCAGGTTTAGTCTTTTTAAGACCTCCAATAAAACCACTTCCAAATTGTGTTAAAGCAGAACCGGCTTTACCTAGGCCAAGTATAGCTAATACTGGTAATACTCCTTTTAATGCAGATGCAACTTTGATAAGCCCACTAGCAAACCCTAGTGTTGTTTTAGCCAAAGTTTGAAACGTATCACTACCTCCTATATCTCTTACAAATGCTAAAAATTCTTCTCTCACTTTACTTATTTGATTAGCTAAACTAAGCTGAGCTTTAATAGCATCACTAGCTAAACTTCCTTGTCCTGCTTGAGCAACTTTAAGAGCCTCTTGAGCAGTTGCGAATTGTTGGATAAGAGGAATAACTTTACCGATTTGACGGAATCCGCCAAGTTCCTCTACTATCTGACTAAATCTTATATCTCTGGGATCTAGTCTAGATAATCCTTCACTTAATAATTGTACTGCTTTATATGCTCCGACGAATTTACCTTCTGCATCAGTTAGTGTAACTCCAAACTCCCTAAGAGCTTCTATTGTTCCTTCTCTTTGAATTCTAGTAAAAATAGTTCTCAAACCTGTAGCAATAGTTTCTGCGCTTTCACGAGTTGTAGCGCGAACACTGGTAAATACAGCGATAAATTCATTAAGAGCATCAGACCCTTCGCTAACACCTTTACTAGCAGCAGCAAACACACCACCAGTACGTTGAATAGCAGCGATAATATCGCTAGCCTCAACAGCAAAACCAGCAGCAACAGCATTAACACTACCTAAAACTTTTTCTAATTCTCCAGCACTAATCCCGAACTGTCTCATAAGAGCGATACTACCTTCTACAGTATCATTCATGCTATCAAAGCTAGGAGCTAAATCGCTTAAGGCCAAAGCTCTAAGAGCTTTCTCTGTATCTTTGGCACTTAATCCTGCTTGCGCTAATGTTTGAGCAACATCTATTAAGTCTGACGAGGCAATTCCAAGCCCAACAGATAATGATGTTACTTCTTTAGATAGACTTTGTAGTTCAGCTCCACTTTTGTCTGTAACTTGTTGTAATTTAATAAATGCTTTATCGAATTCTACAAATGCTCCAAAAGCTTGTTTAAAAGCATTGCTCAAACCAAAAATAACGCTAGTAACTCCAGTAAAAGCAGCAAATCTTCTAATCGCCAAAGCACTTTGACGACCGAACTCTTCCATTTCTGTACGAGTCTCACTCAAATCATCTTTAGCTTTTTTGCTTGAAGAAGATAAATTATTTACAGCAACAGAAGCTTTACTAATATTTGTGGCTGTTTTAGAAGCAGTATTGTTTATTGATGATGCTACATTGGTAAATGCAGATATTGCTGTTGTTGCTGCGACAGCATTACTTCTCGTTTCCAACAAGGATGAATTTAAATTTTTAATTGCGGCATTTAATTGAGTAACATTTTTAGCTGCCGTAGCATTAATCTTGAAATCAATCTCGCCCTTAACAGTTCCTAATTGTCTTCTAATGTCGGATACTATCTTATTTACATTATTCGGTCCTCTAAGATTAAGCTGAGCTGTTAAATTAAATGCTGCTGCCATATAAATATATCCTAATAAATAATCCCTAATCTCTCGCAAGAAAGACTAGGGATTATATAGAAAAAATAATAAAAAACAAAACAACAACTAAAACTACTCAACAACCTCTGTGTCAGATTTGGTTTCTGTCTTTGCTGATTCTTTTGGTTGGTCATCTGCTTTTTTATCCTCGTCCAAAACTATAGGATTGCCGCTGTCATCAAGGAATGGTTGTTGTTCAACAATGTAGTCTCCATCTTTATCAACAGGATTACCGTATTTATCAACAAAATTACCATTGTCATCAATAAAGCGCCCGCTTTCGTCGATAAGTCTTCCTTCTTTATCTATCAATCTTCCTTTTTTATCGACTAGACGTAGCTTATCATCAATAAATTTATACTTTTTCAAAAACTTATTTTCCGGAAGATTACTCTCATAATCATTATCCAGACCATAAAGCATGTTGGCCAAATTTTGTGCGCCTTTAATAGCAACCTCTTCTGTGGATTTATTTAGGTAATCCTCAAGATTGTTAAAATAAGGCTCTTTAGTATCATTATACACCACACAAACACTAACTAAATAATTAAACCTATTATTATCCGCTTGTCCTTCGGCACTATGATTATCCAAGCTGGTTCGTACGCTAATTAAATCTCTAATCTCATCCCTAACTTGCTTCATTCTGATAGCCAGGTCTTTAGCTTCATTAAGACTAAAACCGCCTTTGGCCAATCTTTTTTCACCATCTAATAATTCTTTTTGTAATGTGGTAAACTTGGCCTGTTTTTCACTATTCCATAATCCTTGATCTTCCAGTAAATCATCTAGTTTAGCCCTAACAACACTCTTACTTTTAATAGCATCAGTAAAAGCTTGATTATAAACCTTTTGAGCTTCCCTTTGATTATCTAAACTAGGACTCTTAACTAAAAATTCTTTTTCTACGCCGTCAATAGTAGCCTTAAAAGTTTTGGTCTTCATTATTTTTTCTCCTGATTTTGATCATTTTTAAAACGAAATTCGTATGAATATTCCTTATTGTCTTTATTGTTCATAAAGTGTTTATAAAGATTCTCAATAGCTTCTCTGATATGATGGTTTCCAAAATTCAATATATCCTGTCGTGCATGCTGCCACATATCATAATATTTATCAGACTGTTCTGTGTCATCTTCCCATAAATATCCAAACATTTTTTCAAATCTTGCTATTGATCCTATCATTATAGTAGTACACTTTTTTTCTATATCTTTGATTAGTTTATTTTCATATTGATTCATAATTATTTCCTTTTATTAGCCTCTCTGATACTTTGTTGAATATCTCTTTGTACATCTGGTAACTCTCCATCATTAATTTCACCAACTCTATCGATATGTTTTAATTTTTCATTTAATTTTGCGCGAGACTCCATAGTATTCATATCCAATATAGACTCAACATCACCATCTGATTCTGCCATAACAAATACTTCACCAGCTTTTTTCATAGTATTATTATTATTACTATCAAAAGCATTCTGTTTCTTTGCTGCTTCATTCTTTCGTCTCTGCACAATCATCCAGCCTTCTAAAGCATCGTCATCATTTATGATAGCTTCTCTAGGACACTCAGGATGCTCGTAAACATTATCATACATTTTACTAATATTAATTAATGCTCTTTGCTCATCGCTTAATTCGATAATAGAAGCTTGAAATAAATTATTATCTTTATGGCTATTCCAATAGTTTTTCCAAATATTGTCTCTTGCTAATTCTTTAAATTGTTCTGTAGTAATCATAATCTTATCAATCTCTTGTACCAAGCTATTAAATAAACTAAATGATCGATAATTTTGTTTTTTATCAAATACTAATTTATAATTTTTATATAAAGTATTGCATATAATATATTCATTTTTTATACTATTAGCATAACCTTCTAATGTATTAGATATAAAATTTTGCTTAGTAGAATGTATTTTATAAATACTATTTTTAGTGTTTTTAATATCTCTTTTTATATTTTTAGTTTTTGATGGTATCATAAAATTAGTAAATAAATCAACCTTAAGATTGTCTAGTTTTTGTTCTAACATTTTAAGATTTTTATTTGTCTCGTTATTCCAAATTCCTAAACTCATCATTATTAATTCAGCATTATCTTCTCTAAACCAATCATGAAATTTTTCATCATTAATAATAGTATCATAAATTAAACATGCTTCATATCTAATTTCCAATGATGGTGATTTTAGTATATATTTTTCATTATTAAACCAAAATATACTATCCCCAGATAAAATCCTATATAATAAAATTTCTTTATCATTGCTGGTTAGCATTATTCTTAAGTTCTAATCGTAAATCCGCTATAGTAGAATCCTTTTCTTTAATACTGCTCTGAAGAGCTTCTATATACTTCTGAGCATGAAGTATATCCATATATAATTTCCCTATCGTCAAATATAACTCTTCCATAATATAATTTCCTAAAATCCTAAATATAAATTGTCTTTTAACTATTAATCAATACAATCAGTTGTTATCAAAAGTATATGGAACTGGTTCTAATGTTGATAGTGCGGTGGCTACAGCGTCAGTTCGGAAAGTTCCACTAGCGATCATGGTGAAACTATTATCTGTGGTAAAGCTATAACTAATCTCAACATTACCACCACCAGTATCTCCACCACTATAATTAACTGATTGTAGCTTATTCTTATTTCCAAGATCAATTACTAATTTATCACCAGTACCACTACCACAAACAACAAGCTTAATAGCTTTGTTCTTAACAGCAGATGTGCCTGTGCAAGAATATAAAACATCATTAACACTGATAAAGTCTCCGTCCATTGCCAAACTGGTAATTTCTGTACTAATTTCTACTGGGAAATTAACATTTCTCATATATGGTTCATATTGGCCAAGAGTATAAACAGCTTCACGACCAAGATCAAAACTAACTGTCACGTTAGTTAAAGGAGAACCAATTGGCATAGCTCCGTCACCTTCTGGAAATACACACTGACTTCTATCAAACTTCCAACGTCTAGCAGTACCTTTACTAGTTGCTGGTGAGTCAAAAAGATTAGCACTAGTTGGATTAGCTGTCCAAGTTTTATTAGTGCCTAGTAGAGTTACTTCTTCTGTGGCATTACCATCTGTTGGAAATGTATAGCTAAAATTACTAGCATATAATCCTGTGCAACTAACCTTAGATACTCCAGTAGTGCTAGCAGTTCCTTGACTAGTATCTTTGTGAATAAACAAATCCATGTTTACTCTATTATTTTGAAATTGAATAAGATTACCACTAGTCACAGCGGTTGTGCCACCCATTGTGATAAGAAATAATGGTTTTGTACCGTCAAATACTTTGTTAAGTGTAACTTCAACTTCTGGATTATTTTCAATACTATCATATAGTTCAAGTTGGCCTAGTTGAAAAATCTTTTCAAGATTAAAATTAGTGTTAACGCCGGCACTTTGTAAGCCGCCAGGAATTATAGCTGTACTATCTGCTGTTCCGGCTTCGTTAACTGGAGTTAGCTTAACGCCCTGTGTTGCATAAAAAATTCTCTTATTCTGTGCCATGGTTATCTCCATTAGAAATTAAGATTGTACGATTATCTAAAGAACGTATACACCTTTTTAATTCAAATTATGGATATATTTTTAATGTCCATCTAACTACAGCATAGTGCAATAATGAACTTATGCTACCAATATCTCCTATAATAGAATTACTAATATAATAAGTATTAGCTAAGTAATTAGTGTCAGACAATATTTGATCATAATCTAAGCCACTAGGATTAATAGATCCATTATTATTTAATGGCCATTTTTGATCTTTTATAATTTTATTAAGATTATATAAATAATTTTGATTATCTTTTTGTAGTATTAAAATATCAACAATATTATTACGTTGTATTAAATTTTCAGAGTAAATATGTAATAGCAGATCTTGATTAATAATATTTTTAGTATTTCCTAATTCATAAGCTTCTTGAGAGGTTCTATTAGTAGTTTCTATTATTATGCACGGTAGCTGGATCTTGTGATTTCCTATTTTTAGTTGGCCACTAGTTTTATTCATGTTTGAGCTGTCATAGTGATATCTTTGTAATTCGGTCCACCAAGAACTTTCATTAGCTTTATAAACTTGAATATTTCGGTATGAATAATTAAGGGCTAAATTTGAAGATGAAGCTTTTGGACTTGAAAAAACTATATTACCATTAGGATAATCTATAAAATAAGAATTTGATCCATTTCCTGTTGGAGCTGGTAAAAATGTATTATTTAGAAAAATGCCAGATATAGCTGTTGGACATCTGCCACTGTGACATATGTCGGTTTCATAAACCCAATCTTTTCTAAATGTCTCCCATACCGAACCGCTTGGCCTTACAGGATCATATGCTACGGCCATTTTATTAAAACTATTGGAATATAACCCACTAGTAGGAGTATTTAAATTAACAAATCCTCCAACCTTTAAAAAGCTATAGTCCAAAAAACTCTTTATATTATCTTCAAGTAAAGAAATAACATTTTTTTCATTAATATTATCTATGTGTTGAAATCCTATCATAAACTATTCTCCAATCCTGATCGTATAATTTGTAAAATTTTATCTTCTGTTGTTGATAGGGCTCTTGTTATCCAATTATTTCTGATAGTTCCACTAAATTGTGCGGGAACTCTCCAATTTTTACTACTACTAACCATTAGAGCCTCTCCTGATCTGGATTTAGGATTTGACCCATATTCTACCTCAAAACTTCTTACAATAATTTCTCCACCTTTTAATAAAAGCCATTCTAACCAAGGTAAGCTATATCCTCTTTCATTGTCTATTACAAAAGCGCTAGGGTTATCAATAATACCAGCAAAATCACTAGGGACAATTGTTAAAGTTATACCTCCTGATAGTCCACTATTATTAATTTTAATATTTTTTTTGTTAATATTCATTGAGTTGATTACTTTATTAATTACAACATCAACATTAGAAACATCAGCGATACCAAATTCTTTTCTTAAATCTCCAGAGATCAAAGAAGAGTATTCTGGTTCATTGTGTATAGCTTGTCTAACTAAAATTCTAATTTTAGGCTCTATATAGTTTATAGTTTTTGTTAATGAAGATTCTAAATGTTCTTTCATTGCTTTGAGAATTTCAGATCTTATTTCACTATTTTTGTCTAATAGAGAAAGAGAAAATTTCATACTCTTCTCCAGTTCATAAAAATATAATCTAAGTCACCAAATCCTACAGGATTAATATCTGTTAATTTTTCATATTTAATTTCTGGATAACTATTAATAGTCAAATAAGAACATGATCTAAGATCAGTAGCATAATTTTTAGAGCATATAATTTGTATAGTTCCATCAGGAATATTTACTAATTTTGTAGAAGTCATATTCATAAAAGACTTGGTATCAAAAATAACTGCTAAATATAATTGTTTAGTTATTGAATTTAATAATGTTTTACCACTACCCATACAAATAGGACATGTTGTATAATCAGGAAATGGATTAGGTCCATTACCATTGTATATATTACTGGACATTTCTGTAGATTTATCGAATAAACAATTATTACAATATGATGTTATATTATTATCAAAATATAAAGTGCATTGATTAGTCAATCCTTCTTGACTAAGAATTTGATCAATCATTTTTTTATATGTATTTTTTAAATTTTGATTAAAAATCATATTTTATTGGTATCTCTAAATATTTGAGCTAAAAGCATGGGACTATTTTGAATAGTAACTTTTTCTTGATTCGATGATGATAAAGTTTGAAATAATGTAGTATTTTGAAAAGATGCATTTTGTCCATCTTTTCTAACAATAAATAAATTGTATGGAACAGTGGCCTTAACAAAAGATTGAGACCTATTAAGAGCTATAATATTCATTATTATGTATTTTCAATATATGTTTCTGGTGGTAAATACGTTATAACAAGATTCCATCCTTTGATATAGCCCGTTGCTCCCGGATCATTATCAAGCACATTAAGGGTCCAATTACCACTCACGCTACTGTTAAATAAATGATCAAAATTATATGCATATGTACTATTATATGGGGAAGGTGGTGTGACTCCGCTATTTTTTAGAATATTAACGTGTAAATCATTACTATTACTTTTGTTATATAAATATGTACCAGGCAATGCTTTGTTAGAAAATGAAAAACTAACTCCGCTAATAGGACTATAATTATTAATTTTATTCCTATGAGATAATAATATAGGTGTTCCTGTAGGTGGAGTTAAGAATAAAGTTAAATCGCTGGGATTTTCATGAGTTAAACTATCTATATATAACTCGATATTAGTTGCTACTCCGGTATTAAGTACTGTAATAGTATTATTTGAGTTTTGTGCTATTCCTGATCCATTATTCATAATAGCATCAGAAATATTAATACCTGATCCAGTATATAGTTGAGCAAAAATATCCAGACCCCTACACAAATAATCACACAAGTTATCCTGTATTTGCATACTAGATCCAACAGACGGTGTTGGAGTAGGCGTAATAAAAGAACCTAAAGTACTACTAGGAGTCGGAGTAAGATTAGGGTCAGGAGTTATAGACGCATCTGAAGCTGTAACATCAGTACAATCTTTACAAGTTTTAAGAGCTTCGTTAGTTAAACACTCTGTTAGAAAAATATCTTTTATTAATGCTATTTGACCAGTAGCTAATTTAATGGTGTTAGTTTCTGGAGATCCTCCAACAATAATATCTAGAGCATATGATGCTGTGTCAAAATTATATGTTTTTGTTATTATAGAAGATAATTTCCATTTAATTTGATTACTGGATAAAGATGAGTCATTCTGAGATGTTAGTAAGCCAGTACCATCAGTTAATCCTGCGTTTCTCCATACTGCGTATTCATTGTTATTTGTTTTTAATTTTAATCTAACACAATCATTAGGATCTATAGGTATAGGAGATCCATTTTCGTCCAAGTATTCAAATATTATTTCAAAGCTACTACCTTGTTCTATAAAAAAATTATGAATTGCAGATGACATAATGTATTATCCTATTAAAAAAAATCTCTATTACCATAAGAATTACGTATAGCTCGTGGATCAAATTTATTACCAACAAATGGACTGAGTATAGCTTTGGCAGTAGTAGCTTGGGCTACATCCCAATGACTGGTTAATTCGTCATATGCTGCGCACGCTCCTTTGTCTAAAATAGCTAAAGCTCCTTGTAAGCTATTACTAACAGACAAACTTGCTGGACCTAGTGATGCTCTTACTCCTTCCATAGCTGCTTGAGTTCGTAGGCTACTTTGATCAATAATACAAGCAGCTTTCAAACTAACCAAACTAATAAATATTTCATCTCTACTATTGGTAGGGTCTGGACTAATATTAGGATTGGCCACATCTACTATATATTTAGTATCCAAACTAACATCAAATTGCACATATTTAGCTGAAACAGCTATAACTTGTAATAATCTATCATCGCTATAAACTGGCTGATCTGATAAATCATTAATTAATGTACGTACTATAATAGGTATTTCAATCTGCCAGCTCATAAATATGGCCTTTCTTTAAAACTACTTTATCTGTATAATTATACACTATTATGGGGTTGTTATCAAGATCATAAATTAGATGCTTCTCGGAATCTATTATCCACTCAAAGCGTCTGACAACTGTTGGCCAACAGTAGCAACAGTAGCACAATTACTTAATCTTCCAGAAGAAAAAGAAGCCAAGGCTGTTTCAACATCGGCTTGTGTTAAAACTGCTGTACCAGTGGTATTATCAACAGCAACTCCAACAGTAACACTACTGGCTGCTGGAACAGCACAAGTTCCTGTTAAATTATTATTAGCATATGCTATACCACTACGAACATTAGTAATTGATGGATGACCAGCAGATGCCGAACTGTCTATTAGTGTTTTCTTGCCACCGCTTGTTCGGTAGAACAGCACCACATTGCTAGTATCATTTAATAAAATAATAGGACCAGATGTTGGCGACTGTCCTCGATCTCCATATTCAACTTCGTAAACTCTCGTATTGCTGGTCTGTACAGTCACGGAAATACCAACAGCCGCCGACAAGCCTGATGATCCGTTTCCAAATCCGTTTCCCTTGGCACGGGTCGCCGTGACGGTGGCAGATCCGGTCACGCTTATTCCGGCCGAGACAACACCTCCAACAGCCGTGCCGGTGAGGTTTAAGGTATAAGCCACATTAGCAAGCACTCCCACGCCAGCAGAACCTCCAGTTACGATGCCGGTGATATTGAGCGTCTGTGCTGTTCCGAGATTAACAAACACTCCGTATGCATTTCCTGAGCCACCCCCAGTTACGTTTCCAGTAATGTTTATTGTTCCATTGCCTGACTGAAACTGCACACCGGAGGATTGTGAAGTCGAGCCTGCTGTAACATTTCCAACAATGTTCAATGTTCCGGTTCCGCTCATTAGAACTGCACCGCTGGCACTCGTTCCAGTACCACCCGTCACAGAACCAACAATCGTTGCAGAGTTTAATCCATTCCCGGAATACCCAACGCAACCGTTGTTTGATCCTGCGACAACGTTAGCTGTGAGCGTTACTCCATCGCTAAGTGTAAAGGCGCCACCAGCCGTTGCGGAGTTTGTATTGTCGGTGCGAACGTCAAGAACCGTGGTGTTTACATTCAGCGTAACAGAGAAACCGTTAGCGTAAAGCGTATCCGCACTAGTGAATGATGAAAACAAATTGGACGCCGTACCGCTTGGCGTTGTCGCCCACACGTCCGTCGCATTCACGTTGCCAGCTTTGCGCGCATAATAAATCGCCATATTACCATTCCTTACTACTTATAAATTGTTGTAAAGCTTGTGTCATAGCCAATGCGCAATTTTGTTCTGGATCGTTTCGTAATTTAGATAATCTGCCTCTATACACGGCGTATGCTGCACTATCAGCAGTTTGTGGACCGCTAATAGGATCTATTCTAGTAGGAATAACTTTCATAGCCATGCTCATGCCTCCGCCAGCATTATAATTTGTTGACCAACACTAGCCACTGTCGCACAATTACTTAATCTTCCAGAAGAAAAAGAAGCCAAAGCTGTTTCAACATCGGCTTGTGTTAAAATTGCTGTGCCAGTGGTATTATCAACAGCAACTCCTAAAGCAACGCTTCCAGCGGATGGAACAGCACAAGTTCCTGTTAAGTTGCCATTAGCATACGAGATTCCGCTACGCACATTAGTAATTGCTGGATGACCAGCAGATGCCGAACTATCTATTAGTGTTTTCTTGCCACCAGAAGTGCGATAAAATAAAGCAACATTACTAGTATCATCTAATAAAATAATTGGCCCAGAAGTTGGCGACATACCCAGGTCACCATATTCTATTTCGTAAACTCTAGTCGCACTATTTTGAGCCGCATTAACTCCAACAACCGCAGATAAGCCCACACTACCATTACCAAATCCATTTCCTTTAGCTCTTGTTACTGTCATAGTTCCTGTGCTATTATTATTGGCTCCAATAGCTATGGAGGAACCTGTGGCAGTTCCTATAATATTAATGGTGCCTATACTTGCATTTTGCGCTCCAAAAGAATTCGAAGCTGGACCTCCAACAGCAGACCCAACAATATTAATTGTGCCAATACTTGAATTATAAGCTCCATGAGCATTGTTAGCCCCGCCGGTACAAATTCCTGTGATGTTGACTGTTCCGGAACTCGAATTGGATACCCCATTAGTTAAATTAGCGGGACCTCCAGTACAGTTCCCCGTGATGTTCAATGTGCCACTTGATCCGTTGGTAGCAGCCGATTGTAGCGAATTAGCTGCATTCGATATATTTCCAACAATAGATGCAGAATTTGGGGATGCCAAACTAAAAGTGACACAAGAAGCATTGGCTCCACAAATCACGTTTGCTGTCAGAATAACACCGTTACTCAAAGCAAAATTCCCACCGGCGGTAGCCCCTCCAGTATTATCGTTTCTCACTTCGGCTACAGTAGTGTTCACATTAAGGGTAACAGTAAAACTGTTCGACATCAGTGTGTCTGCGCTCGTGAACGACGGGAACAGATCGCTCGCCGTACCGCCCTGCGTGGTTGCCCACACGTCCGTCGCATTCACGTTACCAGCTTTGCGCGCATAATAAATAGCCATACTACCACCCCTTGCTACTTATAAATTGTTGTAGAGCCTGTGTCATAGCTAAAACACAACTTTGTTCTGACTCGTTTTGTAGTTCAGCTAATCTACCTCTATATACAGTGTATGCTGCACTATCAGCAGTTTGTGGACCGCTAATAGGATCTATTCTAGTAGGAATTACTCTCATAGCTATGCTCATATCTCTGTCACCACTGGCATTATAACTAGTAGTAACAGCAAGATTTACTGTTAATTTGTCGTATACTTGATCATCAATAGTAATTGGATTAGAACTATTCATTATATTCTCCTTATGAATACGAAGCTGTTAATCTATCATTCCAAGCAACATTATTTGCAACACCAGTACTGCTAATCGTACCACTAGTGCTATAAATTGTTCTTTTGATTTTCCATGAAGACGCACTTACCAGGGTGTTGGCTGGTGCTATTCCAATATAGTTAGTGTCGCTAACCACATCAGATAATATTATATTTTTAGTAGTTGATACTGTCAAAGTATTAGCATTATCATTATAAGATAAAGCTATACCAGTACCGGCCACTAATAAACTACTAACTCTATCATCAACCTCTTCTGTAGTTAGTCCTAATGAGCCTGTTACTGCTACTGTATAAATTGATCCTGATGAACTAATAGACACATTAGAGCCGCCAACTATATTTGTTACTGGCAACAGTCCACTAACACTAGAGTTAAAATCCGTGATATCAGAAGATGTATGAGAATGACCACTTACACTTACACTAGTACCATTAACAGTTAATCCATTAATAAAATTATGAATTGCATTAACTGTTCGATTATTATCCACATGTAAATATTGAGAGTGATCATCATCACCTAACCCGAACAAACTTCCGTGATCATTTTGAGTAACTCCAGCAATAGTGCTAATTACGGCTACTCGTATATCAAGAATACTAAGTAACCTACATTTAGGAACATTTGTATAATCGCTATCGCCAGCAAATATTAGTCTATAAAGAGGTTTAACTTCACTTAATGGCAAATTAGTAAGATTAATATCGCCCCAAGAATTATTGTTCTCAGCCGATCCTTGATTGCTGTCTATCCTCTGACCCATAATGCTGATTATAGGATCATCAATCTGATTAGTTGCAAGAATCCACATCGCAAAATATCTTGTTTGTCCACCGGGGCTAACATCGGGAATTGTCCAGTTGTTACCAGTTAATAAGTTATATTGTGGTCCATTAGCACCATATTTAACAGGATAGTCCGTGGCAGTATTCTTAACCCACTGACCAGTAGTTCCTTGGTGATAATAAACGGGAATTTGAGCAATCGGGCTTAACTCTTGACAGAACGGATCGGTACTAGAACTATCAGTAATATTTATTTCAATATCTTCTTGATAAAGAGTACCATTACCAATTGATATAGTTGCATGACTATTACTAGACCCATCTCCACCTAAAACATAATTACCAATACTTAAACCGCCAACATATTGTGCGCCAAAAGTAGTATGAATCCACTTGTGAGTGCTAGTGTCCATCACAATACCATGACGTTCTTCAGCAAAGAAAGTCATTTGTCCACTAGGACCAACTCCACTGTTCCAAGCTATATATGCGATAGGAATATCAGTAGAAAAATCAAAACCCGTAGTTTTATTTGATATTTGATTATTAATAGTATCAAAATGAATATAATTAATTTGAGTAAGATTTGGTATAGTTAAACTATCACCACTAGTTTTAACAACTTTGATACCTTTATTATAATAACTATATGAGCTTCCTGTGGGTTCTATTGTAAAAATATTACCACTAACACTAATTCTACTATCAGTTCTATTGATAAACCCTTGAGGCTGTTGACTATCAACATGGACTAAGTTTGTAGAAGCGACGGTATAAACGCCGTTATTATTAGTAATATTAATATCATAACCAGCCAGAATATTTTTAACCGGCAACAATCCGCTCACAGAAATAGCAAAATCCGTTATGTCATTACTAACATGAGAATGAATTCCACTGGCATATATTCCGCTAGGCTGTTTGTTGTCCAAAGCGGTTTGTAAGCCACTCACATCTGCTATAATATGATTGTGACCATCTAAACTATAGTTGCCACTAGGCTGTAAACCGGTTACGCTAACTGTGTAAACATTATTATTAAAAGACGTTACAGCATAACCAGTTCCACTAACGGTTGGAAGCAAACCACTAACTCCGCTAGCAAAATCAGTAATCTCATTTATTGATACGGCTCCAGACCAAGCGGTTGTTTGAATAGTATTATCTACAAAAACTATTCCACTTGGAATTGTTAGATTACCATCTTGTTTAAATATCCAAGTCTTGTCAGCAACTTTGAGATCAAATTCAAGGTATTGGCTTATGGTATAAACATTGCCACCGCCCGAAGGAAATTCTGAACCGTCTGGCAATGGAGTATTCCCGCTACCAATTCTTAAAATTAAAGCAACTCCACTATTGTCCTGTGCTGCGGTTATCTGTTTCCATCCCACCAATCCCGGACCTTTGATATACCACACTCCACCTATTGTTGATATTAAACCTAGTATTGGATTATCGGTATATAAAAACTGCGCTGCTTGCGGAATATAGTTAGTAACAGTATTAGTAGCAGTAAAAGAATAACCTTTTAAAGTATTCTCAGGAAGTATTGTGCTACCGTCTATGCCAAATGTCCATAGGTTGTTAGTGGTATCACTATTAGTTTCAATTAATAATTCTGTGGAATTTGTTATAGCTATGGCGCCGGTGCGGGGTTGTCCAAAGGGGACATCTATATTAGTGCCATTGGGAAGTGTTAATCCACCAGTATTATCAAAGACCCATTGATTATTATTTAAATCCGTGCCAATAATCACATCTCCACCATTTTTTTCAATCTTGATATATTGGTCGTCATCACCTAAATAAATGTCAACTATTGATGGATCCCCTGCCACAAGATGAACATGACTATGCTCCGAATTAGACATTCCATCATTAGTCACAGTAATAAATTGACCAGTTGGCATACCATTATATTCAAAATTGTAATATAGTTCTGGATCATTTTGGGTCTGTGGATCGGTCGATAATGTTCCATCAACGCTTGTTAGCGTTAGAGTAAATTCAGAGATATTGCTATTAGCTGGTATGGTCCAAGTAATAGTTTCTGTATCTGGAGCAGATGTGCTTACGAAAGTTAATTTACCAGTTAATGCTCGACCTAATGATTGTGGAGTAACTCCAGAGCCAGAGATTGTATAGTTTACTGTTCCAAAATAAGCCCAGCTATTTAGAGTAACTGAAATAGTAATTGGACTACCATATACTATATATCCGCTTGAAGTTAAGCCCCAGGTTGCTACTGTTGGTCTAATAACTAAGCTCTGTCCAGAAGCTGCTGTTGGAGGAGCTATGGATAGTGTATTATTTGTTTCACTTAGGATACTTCCGCTTGGGAATGTTAAAGAACCGCTGCTACTAAGCACAACTTCTTTATCATTATTAGTTAATCTGTCGTGAGTATGACCTTCAACGCTATAGTTTCCGCTTGGTTGTAATCCGCTAACACTAATAGAATAAGTACTATTATTGAATAAAGTATTTACATATCCTGTTCCTGTAATCGATGGTAATAATCCACTTACGCTACTATTGAAATCTGTTATATTACTTGATAAATGATCGTGTCCGCTAACGCTTACTGGAATATTATTAATATAAAGATTA